TGGACCGTGTACCTTGTACCGACGATCGGGTTGGATCCTTCGCGAGGAATTTTTGACTTCACCCTCATCTGCGCCTGAGCGGGCGTCATCATGTAGGTCTCGGCCGGGGTATAGCCCAAAGTCTGCAGCTCCACATGCGCAGCATAAGGGACATGCGTCGACGGGAATGTCGGCGGCGATGGCTCCAGGGGCTCGATCGGTTGCAGTTCGGTCTCTGGCGCCGGCGCTTTCTCGGGCGGCCCATTGACCAGATGTTGCAGGTCTGGATAGTCCACCATCACCTTGTCAGGAACCTGCAGGCCCTGACGAAGCGCCTGCTCAACGGCGTGGCGATGCGGATCCACCCACATGTCGCCTTCGGTGGCCAGTCTTTCATATTCACTTGCCAGGCTCGTGGCGAGATCCATCAGCTTGCCTATCGAAGTCACGATCTCCGGAGATGCGTATTCCTCTGGGATCGCGGCGGACCACTGATCGAGAGTGCGCAAGAGCTCTGCCTTGGTGCGATCGAGATAATCCGGGGATGTTAGTTTGCGGTCCAGCAGCCACGGATAGCTCTGAAGATCGTTCCAGAGCTTTCCCATTCTCGCGACGATCGCTGTCTCACCGGGAAATGCAGGAAGGTCAGCAAGGTTCGCATTGGCGACTTGTTGCCATTTATCCCTGAAGTCATTTACCACGCCATTGACAGGAGGATTGCCGGACGGCTGCTGGGACAGGCCGGAGTCGATGAACTCCTGGCGCGTCATCTGCCAGATATTCTCCGGCAGATTCTCCGTGGGCTCAGGAGGAGGAGCCAACCCCTCTGGGCCGCCGCGCTTCTCGATCGTGCCAGCCGCAATTGCCTCTGCCGGCCCCGTGCGAATGCGCAACTTGCTTCCGGTGTAGCCGGCACCAACGAACTGCTGTCGGAACTTCTCCACCTGCTCGGCCAGATTCTCAGGACTCACAACTGCGGTTGCAGCCTCAATCCACCTCTGATTCGGATCGTCCCAGACTTCCGCTCGGACGCCGATCGTGGTGCTCTCACTCTTGGGCTGGACGATGCCCATCAGATCCTGGTCGCGGCCTTCGTCGACGGCAGACTGGATATCGTCTCCGCTGATCATGTCCTTGCGGTAGATGTAGAGTCCCTTTCCCGGCAGAATGAGCGCACCGTAGACCTGTGGGTCCGCCATCTCCTGCAGCTTGGCGGTCAGCTGGTCCGGATCCGCGCCGGTCATCCAGCTGTTGAGTGTCTCATTCGGGACGAAGACAACCTTGCGACCGCCGTACCCAAGCGCCTGGACTTGGGCTCCGATCGTCTCGAGCGTCTCAGGATAGGTGGGCTGCTCAATCGCTCCGGGAGTTCCGATAGCCGGCGCCACAGGCTTGCCCTCGTTGTAATCGGTCGTGCCGTGGCGAATGATATAGATCCCGGACTGCAAGGGATCGTCGGCCTTGGGATCGATCCTGCGCATCTGAAGGCCGTTGGGAGTGATCGCGATGTGATAAACGGCGCCCGGGTCGCCGTCCTTGCGCTCCATCTCCGTGGGGTCAGTCTCGAGCGTCTGCCCGTTCGCACCCGCGCTGATGAAAGACTGCAGCAACTTAATATAACGATAGTGCGTTACAAGGAAGTAGGCCCCATCCGGATTGTGTATCGCCCGTTGCAGGATATCCTGGAAGAACTGCAGGCCGCGGTTCTTGAACTCGTTGAAAGATTCTCCATCTTCGGTCGAATCCAGACTGCGTCCGTCAATCTTCCGGTCGGGATTTCTCACATAATTGTGAATTTCGTCGATGACATCCGTGGTTTTCTGGCCCTCGAATGGTCCGAGGTGCCATGCCTGCAAGCCTTTCGTTTGTGCCAGAATCGGAATGCCAAGACGATCGGAGTAGATCTGCGCCGTCTGAATCGCCCGACTCCAATCACTGGAAAAGATGCCCATCAACTGGACGCCAGGAGAGAGAGGCTTTTGTGCCATTCCCTCCGCGTTATCCGCGGTCTCGCGCATCCCATTTTGGTTAAGATCTGTGGATATGCTGCCGCGGACAAGTTCTTCAGAGCGACCTGGTTGTTGCGCTTCCCCCCCAGGCGGCGGGGTCTTGTCGACCGTGCCCCCCGGGGCAATGCCCGTTATCGGACCGGGAACCGCTTCTGGAGTTTCTGGAGGCGCGGTCACTTCGGTAGTCGGCGGCCTTGGAAGCGGAGGAGTAGGAACCTCGGCCGGAGGGGCTGGAGCTGGGGTTGGTTCAATCGGCGTCGCGCCTACCTCGGGAGGAATAGGGTTGGGCTCAGTCGTCGCCGGCGTCTGGCCGGCCTCATTGTTGATGTTCTCGACCGCCCGATCGATGTCCGGCTGCGCTATCTTCCCGACGAGCAACTTGCGCTCTGCCGTCGTCATGTTGTTGTATTCGGTGGCGGCTTCCGTCGGATCCAGGTCGCGTCCTGCACGGATCTGCAATGCATCGATCAAGGACGGAAGATGGAATGCCCCTACAGCAAGGAAGGTGGACAACCCGTCGCGCCCGCCAGCTTTGAGCCTGGTCATGATATCGCCAGGCGTGTAGGCGATCTGAATTCCAGCTGCAGCTAAACCGTAGCTCGTGGCCCCCGCGGCCGCCTCTCCTAAAGCCGCAGCGTGGCGCTGCGTGAGATAGTTATTGAGAAAAGTCCGAAGAACCTCATACTCCGGATGTTCGTTAGCGATCTTCCCCCTCGTGAAATTTGTTATGAAACCCCCTGCGCTTGTGCCCTCCGGAAGATTTTGATTGATATATTTCCAGACAAAATCATCTTTCTCCGGAAGTTCGTGCAGGGTCCCCGCTTCGGTATGCCTCTTCAGTTCCTCGGCATACTGGACTTCGCCCTCATCGACGAGCCTTTTAACTTCAGGCTGTTCCTTGAAGGCTTCACCGGCTTGGTCGACATAATCCTTAAAAGCGGCCTTCGGGATGCCGATCTTCTGGAGCATCGCCTGGACGCTCGGATCCTTGATATTCATTCTCAGCTTGTCCACCAGTGCCCGCATCGGAGGACTCGCTGCGATCATCTCTCCAGCCAGAGCGAGCTCATACCCATGAAGAGCGGCTATCTTTGGATCGTCGCCGTTCGCGATAGCATGGATTGCGCCAACGGAAGCCATAACCGTTCCGACGTTTGCGGCTTTGATAAGGGGAACCGTGAGGAATTTGGTCAGGTTTGGATTCTCACTTGCGATCCTGAGCGCGTCGGCCAGCGCCGCGGGAGCTTCGATCGTCTTGCCAGCCGCAACCATCTTGCTGGCAATCTCCGCCGCCTCTTCCGCGGTCTTCGCGGCGGCGGTTCTCACGCCAACAGCCTCGGGAAGCTTGGCAAGTATGCCGAGATATCTTCCGACGATCGGTAACTTCGGCAGCAATCCGCCGGCGAGGCCGAGAAGTCGAGCACCGAGGTAGTAGTAAGGCAGGGATCCCGCCTGCTCGCCGACCCATTCCATGCTCTTCGCGTAGGCGCCGGTTGGCTCTGGCATTCCCTGCTGTCTGCCGGCGAATCCCAATGTGGTGCCCTCTGCGAGACCCTGCGCGAATGGTCTCAAGGCCGGATGCAGGTCGTAAAAACCTGCCATCTTGTCGACCAGGCCAGGCTGGAAGAAGTCATAGACAGCCCTGATCGTATCGGAGGAGATCTTCTTTGGAGTCGCATATTTTGCCGGTGCCTTCGTAAACTGTGGCTGCGCGTCGGCAATCATCTTGTTGAACGCCGCGATTCTTTGCTCCTGATCGGCGTTGTAGGAATCTACCATATCGGACAGCACCCCCTGCTTGTGCTGCCAGTCCTCGCGCTCCTGGAACGGGGCATCTGCCGCGGGAGGGGTTTCCACTTCCTTCTTCAAGGCGTCGATCTTGTTCTTCCCCTCCTGGAGGTGATCCTCGAGGGCCTTCCTTTGGTTGGCAATCTGCGTCGTGATCTGATCGAACGGGGTTGGCGCAGCGGGAACTGGCCTCTGGGTCTGTGCTGGTGTGGGCGCCGCGATCCCCGCCGCCCGAGCCCCAGCCGCGGGCTCAGCGGCGACCGGAGCTGCGATTCCCGTAGCACGAACTCCGGCACCTGGAGGAGGTGGAAGCATCGGGCCAGCCGCTCGGCCACCGGCTGATGGGGGCGCCGGCAGAGATGGCACGGCTGCAGTGGTTCCCGGCGCTTGCGCGGTCTTGGTTGCCGTCACTATGCGCTGCGGCAACTCCTGCCCAGTCTGTATCGTTTCCCAGGCATTGGAATAGGATCGGTCGCCGACGTTCTGCTGATATCTCTGTGCGTTTCTCCCAATGTAGAGCAACAGATCTTGTCCGGATAGACCTTGCGCCACACCATCATCATAGACCGGCTTGATATACTCGAGGGACTTTGGAATGACATAATCGGGATCGAATGCCAGATTATCCGGAACCCCTTTACCGCGGCCAGCTCCGTTCCACTGATAGAGCCCACGCGAAAGGAGCCCATTGGAGTCAGTGCGACTGGTATTTGGATCCCCCCCAGACTCGGCCAGGATAATTGCGCGGTTGATCTGAGGGTCAATGCCGAACTTTTTGGCGTAGGTATCGGCTTTGTCCCAGATCGACTCCAGCGGCGTTCCCTCCGGCGGCAGCGCTCCGGGGATTCCCGCGGTAGACTTTGGTTTGAAGGGCACAGTCCCGGGCGGTGGCGGCAGGCCGCCTGCGAGAGCGCTGATCGCCTTGTCTGAAATCGCAGGAGTCTTTGGCTTGGCCGCGGCGTCCAGATCCGAGTAATACTTCTGCCAATCAGTGACCTTCTTCCCTAAAGCATCGTTTTGGCTCGGCGTGTCGTAATTGTTGAAATCGGGATAGATCATCCCGAGTAGTTTCCTCCTCACTTCGGCATTTTTAATGCTGTGGAAGTTCGGATCTAGCAGTAGATCTCTTGGGCTCTTATACTTTTGCTTTAGGAGATCTTCGTCAGAAGGACCTTGCCCCTGGGGTGGCTGCAACGGATCCGGCGTCTGTTCTGGTTGCGTGGCCATCCGATTATTATCCTGGGGGTTTAATGGTTCCTGTCTTCTTCGTCGTACCCGGCGGCGCTGTTAAGCTCTTTACCGCATTTTGGGTTTGCTGCTCTACGCTCGGCGGAGTTTTCCCCGTCGAGGTCTTCATAAGATCGTCTCTGTTGAATCCCGAGGCCGCGAGGAGTGCTTTAGAGCGCTCTACGATCATTTCGGCTACTTCATCTCCAGTCTTGCCCTGCGTCAGGCGAACCTTGTTCAGCGGGTCACCGAAGAGTTCAAACTGAGCCATGTTGTCGTAGTGCCGAATGGTTTCGAGAGCCTGAGCAGACGACATGGTGCCGGTCTTCTTGAGAGCCTCAGCGTCTTTCTTCCACTGGAACTGTTGTTTGCCGATGTCTATGAGATCCTGCTCGCGCACGAGTTGCAGCTTCAGAAGAGCTGCGCGGTTCTGGAGAATGCCAGACTGCGCCCCAGCGACGGCCTGGTTCGCCTCGTCATCAGAAGCCTGGGGGTTCGCCTTCTTGAAGACGTCGACAGCCTGCTGATATCTTGCGCTCATGTTGATCTGACCCGCAGTCTGCCCGGAAGGAGTTTTCCCGACAAAGTTTCCGAACATGTCGTAGTGGTAATCGTAGAGACCGTCCTCATCCTTCACGTTCTTGGTGGTCCTGGCGATTCGTCCCGCGTAATTCTGCAGGAGCCCAAGGCTTCTCCCCGTCTTGATTTCAGCGAGCGCCTGCACTTGCTGTGCCGGCGAGAGCTGATCCCATCCTGGTGTCTTCTGGATTTCAGCGGCGTCCTCGTCGGCGTATTGCTTCTGCTGTTTGTGCATCGCGTCCGCTTTTTCGATCTGATCCTGGGTAAGCATTTTGTTTTTGGCTTGCTCGGCCGTCAGAATCATCCTCTGCTGGGTTGCATAGAGCGGGTTGACGCTGTATCCCTTTGGCAGGCCGAGATCCTCCTGTCCGATGGGCCCGGTCTTTTCTGCAGGAGCAGTCTGAGCTGCCGCTACGCTTATCGATGGCGCCGGCGCCGGCGCAGCGACCGGACCGGAAGGTTGCTGGCCTGGAGGGGCTGGCAGCGAAGACATATCATATGCGGAGGATTTCGGCGCTTCCTGTGGCGGCGCTTCCTCGGACGGCTGGGCAGCTGGAGCGGCCGGAAGCCCCGGAGATAGCGAAGCTCCAGGAGACTGCGGAGGAGCTTCCTGCATCCCCCCCACGCTTTCCGGCCCCGGACCGGACGCCGATGGAGGCATCCCGACTCCGGAAGTGTCTGACGTCGGTGCGGCCTGAGAAGTCTGCTGACCTTGTCCCAACGCGCCTACCCCCTTACCGCCCCCCATCCCCTTGATCATGCTGCCGAGTTTGGCGAGCCCGCCGATCTTTTGATTGATGGCTTTCTCCGCCATTGCCTCATATTTTTGCGCATTGGTCTCGGCTTCGGTGACCAGAGCCTGATTCCAGACGGGTTTTTGCTTCTCCTGATCCGCCCAGCCCCGGTATGTCTTAGCTGCATCCATGTATTGGGTGAACTGTCTCTCGCGCTCAGCGTGGCGCTGCAGTAGGGTATTTTGATATCCCTGCATGAACCCACCGAAGATATTCCCGAGGGCGCCCATTGTTACCTCCTGCTGCTGGCTCGGCTGGACTTACGGACTGGCTTGCGTTTACCGCGTGCGACCTTATCCATCGCTTTGACGATCTTGGCCGGGATGACAACCTCGCCCTTATGGACGCGATAGACGCCCGTTTTCTTGACGCGGCCGCCGCCCTTCATGGTCGTTGCGTTGTCGGTCACTTCGCCCGGGGCCTTGGCGTCCCCCTTGCTCCCAAACTTGGATCCAAGCCACCGCGAGAGGTTTGATCCAGATCCCGCAGGTGCCCCTACCTTCCTGCCTATGGTACGACTGAGATTTGATTGATCATCCGAATCGCCGCCGCCTCCGGCTAGGGCTCCGAGAAATGCTCCTGCCGCGTCCCCTGCTCCTGCCATAAAGCCTCCTTGTGCACTGGTGCACTAAATCATAGCGACCATGGAACCGAGACCACTGGCCAAGCCGGTCGTTTGTTGCATTCCCATCTGGGCAAGATTCATATAGGTTCCACCCGCTCCACCGTAGGCATTGGCTCCGCCACTCATCCCACTGAGGCCGGCCTGGGTCCCCTGGGCGGCCTGGTTGGCAAGTCGCATGGCCGCATCATTCACGCCGCTTGAATAGATTCCGGTCTTGGCCCCTGCCTCCGCGACACTGAGATTGCGGGCGGTGATGTCGCGCAATCCCCCGGGCGGAAGTTCAGCCGCGGATTTCTTGGCCACGGCGAACTGCTGGGTTGCGCTGTTGATCTGCGGAGCTACCGCCTTCTGAAGAGAGGGGCCTCCCTTCATGATGCTGGACCAGAAGTCTCCGGTTTGCTTGCGATACGGAGCGCTTTCGCCCCACATCTGCTTCGAGAAGTCGACGAGGCTCTGTCCAATCTGTGCCTGGGATTGGGCTGTCATCCGAGCTGCAGTCTGGTCGGTTTTCCCCATGATCACTCCAATCTAGTGTCGTGATACAGCTCCCTGGACATCCAAGAGACAATCCCGTCGCAGACCTTACCGTCAAAGGTCGTGTAGTTGGGAATACGGCAGACTTCCTGAAAACCAAGCCTCTTGGTGAAGAGAGAGGCTGCCCGGTTTGGCGCCGGCGTTAGGCCAACAAGGGTCTGCAAAAGAAGCACGTCGAACCAATAATCGAGGACGAGTTTACTGACCGGATCCGTGTAGGCCGGTTTCTGGTAATCCTTGAAGAACACGAAGCTGCCCACACCCTTGATCAGGGCGCCATTGCTGCAGGACACCAGGTCCGCCAACCACGTCATAGCGATGATGTCGACCACCTTGTCTCCATCCATGAGGGCGAAGATCTGGAGCGCGACTTTGGGCCCGGAAAAGAAATTCATGAAGTCGAGAAGCGTTGTCTCTGGGTTTTCATGAAACACGATCTCGGCAAGCCCCTCTGCTTGCAGCCGGGAGTAAAGATCGATCAGCGCTCTGTGCTGGTCGGTCCCACCCTGCGCACAGTATGGAATCATCAGGTAAGGGCCGCGGCGCGGCTCGAACCCGGTTTTGACTTCAGGAACGGTGTTTACCTCAGGAATTGCTTCTAGCATAAGGCTCTCCCAAATTTCAGCTTAACATTGTTGTGTCAACCCCCGGCCAATCCTAGCAGATATACCCTCCAAAATCTCCAGCGTAAAGCGTGGTGCCCGGGTTGATGATCTGGGCTACCGGATAGATCGGGATGTCAGGCTTGTCCATGCAGAAAAAATCCTGAAAGATCGTGTCGGGCGCCGGGACCGTATCCACGAGAGATCTGGACTCAGGGCCAAAGGTGAAATTCTGATAGACCCTGGTTTCGAAGATGTTCATGTCAGTGTTCTCGAGCGCCGCCATCTCCGAGAAGGCAAGGACCTTATCCTGGACCAAGAAATCCTGCAGGATCGTGTCCGGATTGGGCACCGTATCCACGAGCGAAACAATGTTGCTGACAGTGTCCTCCTGCCTTATGTTTTGCCAGAGGTTGATGGGCAGCGACATTTCAGGCCTTCCTCATCGCCAGGAGCCGGTTGTTGGCGTTTGCAGATCCGGGAACGCCGCAGACCTTAAAAGTGCCGGTCGTTCCTATATCTATCGGGACAACCACCTCATCGCCCAGCACCAGGGAATCAGGCACCATAAGCGCCTGGTATGCCCTTCCGGCGTATAGATTTGCGCCGCCACCGGCAGGGATGCAGTAAAGTTCCTTCGGTCTGTAGACTCTGGCGCCGTTCGGAGTCATGATCGCCGGTGAGGTCGAATCCCCGCAGCTCCACTGATTCACCCTCTGAGTGCCGGCGGGGGTGACATTGTCCAGCATAAATGCATAGGAGACATCTGCGAGGGTGCTGGCGTCAGCCGTGCTAAACGATCCATTCCCAAACACATAATGGTTGTGGGCGTTCTGCGCTTCTGGGCTCTCATCCAGGATCCCTCCACCGACATATCCCGGCGCTGCGTTTCCGTTGTCCGCGTCGATGTGAAAGTGATACCTGCCAGTGTAGATCCTGACCGTCACTAGCGGGCCAGAAGGAATGGTTAGGCGCCGAGTGCATATCGTATTGCCGAGCTGATCCGCGATCGCGACGTCCAGCTTGAACTGCGAGGTCCGGGTCAGAGTAACGACCATAAATCTCGGGTCGCCAATATCCGTTGGTGACGTGTAAGGATTCGCGCCCGTCCACGCGGGGCTATTCGCCAGCACCTCCGTTCCAAAATTGGTGATGATGGTCGCAACGTCGGTAACTCCTCTGATCTCCAGAAATCTGAAACTTGAGGCCAGGAACGCCTGGACTGCCATAGAATCCTCCTAAGATTTTCGTGCGCAAATTCTCGCGGCTGATGCCGTGGCGAGCCCGATGACCTTAAATACCCCGGTGACGGCTACATCGATGGGGACTGTAAACTCCGCCCCGAATATCTGTGCGCCATCCAGCATGAGGGCCTGAAACACTCTGCCTAAAAGATAAAGAAGAGGATCGCCACCGCCCTTGCCCATCTCCATGGGCGCAAACATCAGGGCTCCGGTAAATGTTGTCCTGGTAAATGTCCCCACGGATGGCGCCCGCCGACTGCCGGCAGCCGCCCCCAACGCATAGGCCGTCCCTCCAGGCGCGAGAACCCAAAGCGCCTCCCACGCCTGAGAGTTGATCGTCCCAGCATTATTCCTCGGACCGCCGGTGGCGAAGTAATTGGCTCTCGGAACAGTCATAGCTTCGGGAGTCTGGTCAAGGATTCCAGCGCCCCAGCACTCGGGAGTCGCTTGGATGCTGTCGACGAAGAAGCCGAACATGTTGCAATAGAGCCTCACCTCATTTCCGGCAACGGCAATCTGCTGTTGAGTGCTCGTGGCGTTATTGACCTGAAGCCCCGTATGATCGGTAACCACATATTTTACGGCGGTCGCAGAAACCTGTGTGGCTACAACCTTGATTGATGCGCCGTCGGACCTGACGGGGGATGTATAGGTGCCCACTGCATTCGGGCTCGCGCCGGCTACCGAGCAGGTCCAGCCTAGCGCCGTCAGCTGCGTGTTCAGGTCGTTCAGGATCGTGATCGTGTCGGTCACGGCTAGGTGCGAGAGATAGTTGAAGTCCGTGTTCAGCACCCCCACCAGAAAAGTTGGAACTGACATCAGAAATACTCCTTTCCAAAACCCGTTATGACGACCTTTCCCAGAGCCGAGTTGTAGATCCCGCTGAGCATGTCGCTTACGTTCGGGCTCGTGCTGAGGATTATGGCCGGCAGATTCGACGGCACCGTGAAGTTTGTGTCCAAACTTATCAGCCGGTTTCCGGTTCCGTCCTGCAGGATCTCCCAAAGGAGCCTCTGGCCATCGGTCGGGTTCGACACGTTGGACAGGGTGAAGTTTCCGGTGGCCGTGAGCCTGAAGTGATTGCCAAGCGAGCAATCAGTAGCGACGGTCGCTCCATAGACAAGGTTCACCACTGCTGGCTTTATCGGCCCAAACATCTGTACGTCGTCTTCTCGCATGATTCACTCGAACAAGATCGTTACGTCTCCAGGTGTTACGCCGGAGGCGATGACGGCCGTCAAGCCGATGTTGAAGCTCAGTCCACCATAATCCAAGGAAACAGGAACCACTATCGCCGTGCCCCCAAGGGGAATGATGCCGATGATGAGTCCGGAGGCCGCGGTGTTGTCATATAGCGTCAACGTATCCGTCGCCGACCCGACGTTGTTGATTATGACCCTCTGGAGGTTCCCGGGCCCCTTCTTGAGTGTGGTCGTTGCCAGGGCATTTAGGTGAAGGAACTGTGCCTGAGTGCTGATCGGCCCATTTCTATAGATCGACGCGCTCCATACCTCGAGCTGGTTGTTATTGATATTCGCACCGTTAGTGTTCTCCAGGCCGACAGGGAGCGCTACTTCGTTGGTCAGGGTAGCGGTTGTTGCCGCAATGTGATGGAGAAGTCTGTTGTCGATGAAGAACCAGACGCCATCCCTTGTATAATGAATCTCGTAAAAGTGGACATTGGTTCCCGGGACGTAGGTCGCCCCCAGATACCCGTTGAAGGAACCCGATGATACGGATGTAGGAGATCCACCCTTTCTTGTGACCACCTTCAGCGTTGTGCCGTCGTGCTCAAAAAAGAATCCGTCATTCGTGTTAAACGCGCCCCATCTGCGGGTGTTTATTCCGGTGACGGCCGGCAATCGGATCTCGCCGTTGAAATAATTGTCCGTGCCGGAGGCGTACCTTCCAACCCTCGCGGAGTTTACGATAATGCTGGAAGCGTTCGTAGTCCCCGTCGAGAGGATGTTGACGCAATTCGCGACGACAGAATCTCCCGTTCCTACCTGGCTTGTCTTGGTCCAAAAGCTCGTGTCAAAGGCTTGTTCGAATTCCCCGCCGACGAGCCTCAGAGGTGAAACCGTCCTGAGAGCCGAGTGCGGAGTCACCTCTACTCTGGTCGCGAAGTCTCCCTCGATCTCATAAACGCCGACCATCAGATTCCCCTCGTCGCTCAGCGAATTGGGAAGTGGATTGGCGATCGGGCAGAGCAGGGTCTGGAGTCTGAAGAAGGTCGTCGCGGTTGTAGCATTCATGTTGGTGACAACGACCCTGACGAACGATGCCACCGCCATGACCGTCCAGGCACCTGGCTTTATGATCACGTAGCCGAGGGTATCGATGATATCCCAGTCGGAGCCGTTAATGGACTGTTCTATCTGGACCAGGCAGTTTTGGTCAGCTTTGAGAGCGACCTGGACGGCATTGATCCCGAGCGTTCCCTCTGACGTCCCCGTGAAGGAGGCGCCACCCCCGAGATTTGCATTGGAGCTGTTGTTGGCCGAGACCAGAACGTCTTGCTTTAGTCGCGAAAAGAATGACATTACCAGATCCTCCAGTTGGTCCCATCACTATAGCAGTGAATCGCGGAGTTCGGGGGGATCGCCTGGGAAGCTTCCCCTTCTATGGTTCCTCCGGCCGAGTCGAGCGTTATATCCCCTAGCACGGCGGAGTTGTCGATTGCGAGTTCCATGCCGGTGTGACCTACAGCCGTGGGAAGGGTAATGGTTTTGCCCGCGACGGAGCACTCGATAATCCGGTCGGTCACCTGGATCAGGTAGTTGTTCGTCACTACGATGACGGCCTGGGCCTGCGGGCTACCGATCGTAGCGATCACGGTGCCGGTCGTCGAGACGACAAAGGTCACCGTAAAAGCGTTGACCGAGGTATGTGTCACCTCCTTCGCTTGGATGATCTTCCCTCCGGAGTCGATGATCTGCACGGCTGGGTAGGCGCCAAAATTGTGAGTCACCGTCACCGTGGTCTGCGAGATGAATCCCTGAGAGGTATAGCCGTTTGCCTGGCCAGCAGGCGTTGCCCAGTTACCTTGGCCGTTGAGGAATTGGCCCGCATTATTTGATAAGGTCGGAAGAAACCCGTGCTTTGTGGTGCTGGCATTATTGACGGTGCTGCCTACCGCGAGGAGGATGTCGGTTTCGACAACCGCCGACCAGGTCGGTGTCGCACCACCATGGAGAACCGTGCCGCTCACGCCGATCCCCAGACGCGTGGGCGTCCCGGCCGCTCCCCCGTAGATGATATCGCCGAGGGCGTTCATTGGGTTCGACATCCTTCCAAAGAACGTCGTCCAGTCCGCGGCGCTCAGATATCCGTCAGTGGTGGCTGTTGCCTGTGTAATCCCGAGGGTTCGGTCCGCGGAGAGATCACCGCCGCCGGTCAAAGGAGCCGTGGTGTTGATGAGTCTGGTTGGCGGTACGCTCGGTGGGGGAGGCGCTCCGCCCCCTGTGATCACGCCGCTACTCTGGACGGCCTGCGCTGCGGCCTTGGTTTTCAGGTATCCAGCTGTGATGAAATCCGTGTCGGGAATATTGTCCTGTTTTTTGGGGCCATCGACGATCGCGTTGCCCAGCATGTCGATGTTGTTGTAAAACTTCACGGGCCCCTTGGTGGAATCCGTGGAATCCAGACGCTTGAAGATCTGGCGCAGGATGAAGTTGAGCTTTTCGATAAGGGGTTTTTGTTGTAACCCTGGATCCAACTGGTAAAAGTCTGCCATCGCTTAGCCTCACATGGTTTGAGGCGGAGCGAGTTTATACCGCCCGTAGCCGTCTTCGGGGTTGGTTCCCTTCATCTCGATTTCGCTCTTCTCCCAGTAGAGCTGGAAGGGAAAGGGCGACGTGAAGAAGGCTCGGACAAGCCGCCCCTCGATCGCGCTCTCGAGGTCGACGCGCTTCTTGCTGTGCCCCGTGGGCCTGACATCGATCGGGATGGTTTTAGTGGAAGCGAGGATGTCGTCAACGTACAACTGCATGGTTACATCGGCATCCGGATTCTTCATGGCGAGCCAGAACCGCCTGATGATCTTCGTGCGATCGTAGGACATGAGTTGTTCGTAAGTGTCGGAGAAGGTCACGTCTGCCGGGTCTTTGTCAATCACGTAACGGATCGAGTAAATCCTGACACCAATCGGCAGGCAACAGAAGGGATCCAGGAAACTTTCGTCGACGGTGACGCGTCCGAGCTTGCCAAAGAGATCTTGATCAAGCGACTTTGTGATCAGGCGCCGGCCCTGGGTGCGAATGGAAAAGCTTTGCTTTATGGATCCATCCAGCCAGAAATCGAAATCAATCGAACTATTGTTCGTGTCGATGTCAAAGACGACTTCCTTCCAAAGCTTAGGATAGGGCCACTGTTCCTCGGACCAAGGCATCTGATACGTGTTGACCGACGGTGGCTCGGCCTGCATCTGGAAGTTGTGATCCCAGAGCTTCACCTCATTCTCGCCCTTGGGAACGATCTTGAGTCGTGCCAGCGTGCCGCGGAGATCCGGAGGCAGCCCGTAGAAGAACTTCTGTCTTCCGTTTGCCAACGTGTTGGCCTGGATTACCGCGCCAAGCGCCTGATCGATCTGGACCTCGATGCGATCGAGAGGAAAGCCGAAGGTATCCAGCTCAACCCAGAGTTCGCGGAAAAACTTCGGACTTGGCGTTCCGTAGTCGGACCATTCCGTGACGAACATCCGGTGCTTCATCGGCTCCAGAAGCACTCGATGAATCACTTTGTATAGCTGGATCGATGACGTTGCCGCGGCGTCCTGACGTCCGATTATGGTGATGGCGATGCGCCGCGCCAGAAATCCCTCGCCCTCGCCAACGAGCACCGGAAACACAACTTGATCACGCTGAGTCGTTCGGATTGTTCCGAGGGTTTCCCTTGTGGTGCCGTCAAAGACGACCAGCAGGATGAGCGCGGAGCCGCCGGTATTGGCATCGACGACATAGTCGATAAATCTCTTCTCCTGATCGGGAAAACCAAGGTCAAACTCCTTGGTGCCCATATCATAAAAGATTCCACGGTTCTCTTGTTCGCACTGATCAAAGAAACCATCTTCCAGGTGCATGACCCATGCGCCGGCGTTGGCAAAGTCTGCTGGCAACCCGTCGACAAAGGCATCCCACTGGGTTATGTTCGAGCCACCCAGAATCTTGGTCTCTGGCTCCGTATAGAGTCCTTGGCAGCCGTACAGATAGAAGTGCCAGCGATTGTAGATGATATCCCACACAAACATGGCATCGTTTCGAATGCTTGGGTCGCTGGTCATCGGGTAGCTGAAATAGAGTTTGGAATTCCAGAAGGACATCGCGATCTCGTGCTCTCTTCCCTTCTGGATCGGCGGATAGTCATTGATGGTCTTCCCGAAGAAGACCGGGTTGATGGGCTCGCTTACCTTGGTTCCGGACGGAAACTCATATACGCCGTCGTAGGAATACATGAAGAGCTGGCGTGTTCCGCGGCAAACACCAAAGGGACTCATGAGTCCCTGGTTCACCGCGGTCGAGGGAGCCTGATAGTTGGTCAGATCACTGCCGACAACGCGATAAACTCTGGTCAGAGTAAAGACAAATAGCTCCCCGTCATGCTCGAGAACGCGCTGGATAGCCTCGGATCCCGTGCCCACGGCGATATAGTTCTCGGCCGGAAAGAGCTCGACGCGTGTTCTTTTTGAGAATCTCAGCCTATTTGGCGGCTCGGGAACGACATTGCCCAGAGAATCGGTGACCGTTCCTCCCCACGTCCAGAGCCTGTTGTCGGAGAATTCCAGGCCTAAGACGGCGTCCGCTGGCAGTTGGTTATCCAGCTCGAGGACATCGCCAAGCTGCTCATCCGGTGTGCCGTCGTGATAAACGGGAGGAGCGGTGCCAGGCGTATACGGAATCTCATCCACGCGCTGGAACTGCTCGATCGTACCTCCCATCCTATAGATCCGGATCTTGTCGGGATCCGCGAGCGGCGGGGTTGTCAGCGGGCAGATCGGAAACGTCAGATCAAAAAGCGCGTAGCCAACCGCGCCGGACTGAGGACCAAACACTGGCGTTGCAAAATCGCTCTCCGTGTCGGTCCTTGAGTTGTAATAGGTAAAAGTCCACTGCAAGTCGGGTGCATCTGCAGAGACGCCGCCGTCGACATTCAGGTTGCACTCGTCCCAAATTATTCCCGAAGCCAGCGCGCCGCCGCGATCTGGATTCGCGATCGGCGCATCGCTCATAAGCAAACCGATGCGTATGGCAGTGACATTGGACCAGTTCAGCGAAGGGTCGACGCCCTGGAATGTAAACGCCTTCTTGGCGATCTGCTGGAGACTCCAGACACCCGGGCTGACTACGCTGAGGTCGATCGTTGCCCTCATGATAGTCAGGAAGGACACGTCCGACGGCGTCGTGCTCAGATTGAACTCGATCGTAGCTTCCTGACAGTTTGCCAGATCGGCCTGGAAGGGAAACTGAACATAGAATTGGATGGGCTCGTCGAGTTTGGTGTTGTCGAGATCCATCGTGGTGAGGTCAAGAGCCTTGTAGGCTGTTCCCAGAACCGAAGCGCCGGTGACATCCATCTCCACGGCGTCGCTTATTACTCCTGTCACCGTCGACACAGACGAATCGGTCGGGGTCCAATCCGTGGAATCCTCGAAGGCTTCGATGGAGGTAAGGCTGGGAGATCCGAGTGCCACAGCGGCAAGCCCAGACGCCGGCATTGGAATGCCTACGCGCCTGGCCGGCGCCGATCCCCCAGGATGCTTGAGGAGTGCTTTGCCATCGGCCAGAAAGATGTAGGGCTTGATCTCGGCGCCGTTAAGCGTGTAATTACCAAACATCGCTCGAGGATCGTCCGCGGCCGACAGCAGATCTCCCCCAGGTACAGGGGAGAAGACTCCCGTGACCGGAGAGACCTGAGCGATATATAGCTTCGATCCTGTAATGGCGTAGCGCCAGATGATGCCCTGATAGTCCCTGAGCAGATACGAAGAGTGCGGTGGCGTCGGAAGGCCGTCATTCAGGCGCGTGAATCCGTTGCGCACGGAGATGGAGTTCTCCAGATCCGTGAACATGTTCACGAGCTTTGTGTAGGCAGTGATCGGGATCTCGTCCGGCGAGGACTTCAGAACCAGGCCGGTATTCGCGAATGTCACGGGGATGGATTTAGTCGTTTCCGCCATCTTACCCTGCCTGTTGAGGGACTTGTCCCTGTTGAGCCCCGGTAGACTGCACCAGACGCTTTGCGAGCGAGACGCCCAGCATGTATCTCTGGTGACAGTATCCGCTTCTCTTCACATCCTGGAAGTCGCCATCCTTACCGAGCGCGAGCGAAAGAACATCCCAGCGGATGTATGGCTCCCAGCAATCGATGACGCTGATGTTTTCAATGTATCCACCCGGGTAGGCGGCATGCACTGGCGGCACCATACTCACAAAAAAGCGAAGGGTGCCACCCGCAGCCGGTCGACGATCCACCTCGAGGTTATTCACGCCCAGGTGATCCTCGTGCCAATACCGCGGCCGCCCTGGAAGGTTGTTCCTCCAATTTGGGTTTTCCCGAGTCAGGTCCCATACCGACTGGCGCCTCATGCGCACCTTGTTGAAGCTGAGCCTCTCGATGTCCATCGTTCCGACAGGCTTTGTGAAAGCTATCGTGCTGCCCGCGCCCATTACCTGAGCGATGTCGAATATCTGAATGCCGGTACGCCGAAGGAAATCCCTTTCGACATAGTTCACGTAGCCGATCATTTCATTGGGACTCCAGTAGGGAGCCTCGAGGCCCAGCTTGAAGGTGTTGTCCTTCTGGTGCAGGTCCCTTGCAACCCTCGTGAGAAGATCCCCTACGGTCGTCATTGCTTAGCCCCCGGGTCCGTGGATGCGGGAAGCGTCGTATCCGAGGTCTTGGTTTCAGGCTCCACATCCCAGGCGGGATAGCGCCGAATTATGTTCCGACCGCTCAGTTGCTGGACCTGGTCGAGAAATCTTCCATAGAAGGGTTCCATCTGATCTATCTCAGGTCCGCCCTCACGAAACATCGCTCGGTGCACCATGTAATCCTCGATCGCCGATTCGTATTCCGGGCGAATGCTAAGGGTCATGCTGCTGTCCGAGATCGGGGGATGAAGCGAGAGTTCCTCAACCATCAGGGTCGTCGGTTGGGTGATCGGGCGGGGTGCGATGATGATCCTCTGCAAGCCGAGCGGTGACCAGTTTTGAATCCTCATGCGCTCCTGGTCGTCAGCTTCCCAATCCATTTCATTATCAAGTTCGACAACGGGTTGCTTCTGGAGATAGTAGCCGTCGACGCTGATGGCCATAGGGGCGATCGTGGAGTCGCCAAGGTCGAAGACGTTTATGTCGTTGACCGTCGAGATAGGTTCCGTGGTCTGGATCTCGGCCGCGATGAGGTTGAGTTCGTTCACGGCCTCCGTGAGATAGTCAGTAAGCTCCTGCCTTGTCCAGTGCACCGGTGCGCTCGTGCTGAGCTCGGAGAGTCTCCGGATTGCCTGGTCTATGATCTGGGCGGTCGTGGCCATCGTCTCTCACTGGATTATGTTGACCTAGTAACGTCCGGGAGCACTATCAGATTTCCCGAAGCCACCGTATAGACGTTTCCGCTGGCGTCCTCCACCTGGAGATCGTAGACAAGAAGCGTTTTCGAGCTAGGAAGTCCATATGTGTCAGTCGGATCGATCGTCACTGTCGCCAATCCCAGGGTCGTGTTTGTGATCACGATGCCGCTGCCAATCGTCTTTTGAAACACTGCCGAGGAGTCGGGGTCATTGTAGGAGTTCTTGGCTGTGAACCACATCTTCACGCCGACAAGGGGATAGACTGTTCCTCCCGCCGACACAGCGACATTGAGACCGATTGTGTCTCCTCTGGTTATTGTGAAGTCTGTCACAGTTGCGCCCCCTTATGTTATAGAGCACCTTATGGATGCCGTCGGCCTGGTAGCGATGGAGATCGTCGCTGTCGGCACGCAGAAGAGATTGTCCGTTGTGCTACATCCGCCGATCGTGACCGCAGCTCCTCCTCCGGAGCTAACCTTGGTCACCACCGTTTGGAAGATCTGCTTGTACGTATACGGCGAAGTGACGGAGCCGCCGCCGGCCTGGATGTTCTGGAACGGAAGCGGAGCAATTCTATCTCCATCTCCCTGTCCTTCCGCCGCCGGATCAAAAGGAGCGCTTCGATAGGGACTCTGTCTCGGATAAGTTCTTCCAACCGTCCTGATCATGGCCCCATCACCACCAGACCCTCGATTATTTCAAACTCCGCGATCGCGGCCGTGCATCCGGCATTTTGCCCCGTGGACTGCAGCCCCAGGAAGATCCGGAACCCGTCAATGGTGGAGTAATACAAGCTGATTCCGTTGTTGTAGTTGCCAAGGCTAACCCATCCGGATCCATTGACGTTGAACTCAAAGTCCAGAAGTCCAAACCAGTTAATGCCCGCGCCTATGGATGCGCCAAAGGTCAAACGAAACTCAAGCGTCCCCGCAGAAATAGCGGGCTCATGGTAGCTGAAAAAGATCTGGCTGATGTCCGTCGTATCGATCGTTGGATTATAAACTTGCCCGATGTTGTTGATTATGCCAACAAGCGGCCCGGTGGCATAAGCGATTCCGCGAGCCATCTGCCCCATGGTCAAGAGGTACATGCCCCAAGCTTGGAACTGATCCAGTGCATGTAGCAGGGGGATCGTGACATCCACAAATTTTGACCTGATCACGATCCTCGTGGTAAGCGGATCCGGGTAGATTCTGAAGTTCGAACTTATCCCGGCGGCTCCCCCCTGGTTCGGCGCATCCAGTGGCGTTGTGGTTACGATCTGCTGGAGTGCATTGCCGACCGTTGTTCCCATCGGGGTAGTTGCAAATACTATATCCCAGAAATCCGGATCGATGAAATCCGTCATGAGACCGCGGGAGAAGTGTCCGAATCCCTGGATTTCCTGCGCGTGCATCACTGTGATGGTGAAGGTTTTGGATGCCGCGTTGTTATTGTAGATCTGGAGGTGCAGTTGGCCGGTCCCGTCGAGATCCTCGTAGGCGAATACGAAGCCCTCGTTTCTCTCAAAGACAACTCCGCCGCCATCATCTTCAACTGGATCAACTAGGGTGCCGGAGAATTCCACGGTCTCATAGACCAGATCGGCCGGCAGTCCAGTGGCCCTCTTAAAGACAGATATCTGGCATGTGCCGCCGCCGATACTGGGCACGACCTTCAGTTTGAAGATATCGGTCTCGCTCAGGTACAGTTGCAGATTTACCATGACCGTGGCAAACGCACCCACTGTCTGGCTGGCGGTGACCGTCTTGTATCTCGACATGGCTATTGACCCAGGCTGATCAGTCCCTCGATGACCTCGAATTCGCTCAATGTCCCAAAGGTATTGGAGTTGGCTCCATTGGCCATCACACCGATGAATGGCCGCAGGCCGGCAACGATAGCCGTCTTAAACTGAAGCGACGTCGACGGTGTGAGCGTAACGAATCCGGCGCCGTCGATGTTGTATTCGAAAAGCAGGCTGCCGAAGTTGAATGTTCCGCTCGGGTCGGCGCCAATGGTCAGTCTCAACTCGAGCGAGGCGGCGATCGTTCCTATGGCGAGCGCTTCCAGGTCCGCAAGGACGCCGCTGTCGATAGCCATCGTCAGGACCTCGACCGTGTTTGATGTGTCCTTTACGTGGATCGCGGCGCCGTTGTAAGTGATTCCGATGGTTCCGAGCATGAGACCCCAGCGCTGATCCTGGTTGAGAGCCGCTCTGAGCGGAAGATTCATGTTGATGAATTTGGCTCTGATCTTGAGCTCAAATGTCGTCGCATCCGGATAGAGCCGGAACCGTGCGGACATGCCGCCGGCGCCGCCCTTGTTTGGGGCGTTTGCGTTGCTTGTCAGGACGGCCTGCTTGCTCCCGTTGAAAGCGAGTGTGCCCCATGGAGCCGGCGGATAAACCGGCACCCAGAACTTGGTGTCAGTGAAGTCAGTGAAAAGCGTACCGACGGAGATCACCATTTCCTCATAGACGATCTCGATGGCAAAGGTTTTGCCGACAGAGTCGTTGTTGAAGATTTTGATGTGAAGCTTTTTCCCAGCGTCCAGATCCTCGTAGGGGAACAGGAATCCCTCGTTCACCTCGGTCACAGGATTCGAGCCGTCGTCGTTGACCGGGTCAACAAGATCGCCGGCGAAGGCCACGGTGTTGTAGATCAGATCTGCAGCCAGGGCTGTCGACTTTTTGAAGATCGACACCTGAGTGGTTCCCCCCGGCGTTCCCTGAGTGACCTTGATCTTGTAGACGTTGATGATGTCGCTCAGGATTGCCTGGTTGATCACCAGGGAGGTATTTGCGCCGATCGAGGCCGATGTGAAGGAGAGAGTTGTATATCGAGCCATTTCTTCTCCTTACCGAATGTCCTGGAATTTGAAGGTGAAGTTCAGGATGTCGCCTGGATCCAGAGAGAATCCTGGGACGAGCACCTCCCGACAGATCATGTCTCCAGCGGTGTTGAAGAGAGCCCATTCTGTGATCGCCAGGGCTGCGAGGGCTGTAAGCGATCCACTGACCTGATAGGTATCTCCGGTGACCGAGGTCGTTGTTACGGTGCTCGAGCCAGAGGCGCGAGCGTATCCTCCGGTCGTGTCTTCTGTCTCCAGGGTTGTGTCTCCGGCCGCAGCATCAGTCGTCCCAATGCCCCAGCCGATCTTCAGGGGCTCCGTGCCGGTTCCCTTGATCCTGCCTGTGATGATCCCCAGACCTTTGTTTGTGATGATCCTAGACATCTGGATCTCCTCTGCAACTCGGGACGATCTGTGTTAGAAAATCTCGTAATACACGTTAACGCCTTGGCTTGACGTTCCGATCACATAGATCGTTGAGAGGTCCATCGGGCTTCCCCCACCCTTAGCCTTGAGATGTACCTTGTCCAGCGGCAGGCCCGAGGTGGGCGCAACAAGTTCGAGTCCCTTTGTTGCCACAAGGGTGCTGTCGCCAATCTCGATCTTGTTACCGTTGGCTCGCTTCTGTTCTATGAAGCACTGAGAAGCCTTGGTGCTTACCGTCGTCAGCTGCTCAGCGGCAGAGGAACCCAAAACCTTTTCGAGTAGCGCCCAAGCCATTTCGCCTCCTTAAAATCCCTGTCGGTTGCGGTCGTCTTCATCCTTGGTTGGAAGATCCCTCTCGTCGATGACGTAGGGCGTGATGAATTGGCCGCCCGCCTTGACGCCGCAATCCGGGACGTGAAAAGCCATCTGCGGGTCGTCCGGCGAGCGCCCGTCTGGAATCTTGTGTCCCGTGGGCGCCTGGTTGAATTCCGGATCTGGCCGGCACTGCTCCCTGGGGATTTCTTTCCTTTGATCTGACATGGATCCACCTCCAGACTGATTCTATCAGCGTGCTGTCAACACCTTCCCGCTCCGCAGGAAATCATCCTCACCGACCGGCTTCGGCAGCCCCATCTGTCTCACGATGATCGAACTGTCGCACCAGACCCTGAAACCATTTCCGATAGCGCGAATGCAGAAGTGCACATCCATGGACCTGGTGGAGTTCGGAGGATAATAAAACCAAGGATCGCACATGCCCCTGAGAACCCTGGTGTTTATTAGGATGACCCCGGTACCGACGCCGCCCGTCACCTCAAAGAGCTTGTTTCTCGGATAGTCCAGGATTGGCATCGGCTCTCCGAGTTCGTCCAGATTGAAAACCAAGGGATCAAAATTCCCCGAGGATCTGAAGAAAAGCGGCGCCACGATGTCTACGTCGTGCGCAAGCAGGCGCTCAAGGATATCCTTGGGATCCGGAAGCATGTCATCGTCGATGAACGCCAGATGCGTGGCGTCGGTGTCGAGCGCAACCTTGCAGGACATGTTTCTGACAATCTGGGTCTTTACCTTGGGGCCCCCCACCAACCAGCGCATCTCATATTTGCCGACCGCTTCGGCCCGGCCTGATTCCTGGCTGACAGAGAGAAAGTGCGCAAAGGGTAGCGGTTCAACTGCGTGGTAGGTCGGAACGGAGCATAGGATTCTCTTTTCGAGCATCTTTCCTCATACATAGCCAAAAACTGAGTCAACGTCGTGAGATTGCCAATAATTGGCACCATGCTGTGTGAAAGGATATCTGCTATACGCCCACTGAAGGTTCTGCATGTAGACGGAGTCGTCCGACATCGCCGCGGTCAGCACGTCAGCTTCGAACTGGGCGCCAAACTCCTTGGCTGTGGCGGGATCATAATACGGGCTCTTGGGATTGAACTTAAGCACGTCGGACAAGGCACCGTGGACCAGCACGTGGCTGGGAATCGCCGGCGGCGGTGTGTCCTCGTCGTTTTCGAGGCTGGGCACCGTCCGGTAGGCTAGGTAAGGAAATCCCTGCTGCATACTGGGAGTCGGATAGAGTTCATACTGAAACCGTCCGATTTCGTCTGGCACAAAGTCGATCATCATGTAAACGAATCCGGTCGTCTGGCGCCAGGCGTCATAAGTGTTGACGACCTCCTGGGGCATGTTCAGTCTGAGGCGCCAGCCCTGTTTATTGTTGACGACCGACCAGATCATCCTGAGATTCTGCTCCAAGGACACGTATGCCCGCATGATCTGGTAGGTGGCCCCAGGGCCGAAGTCCTGATGTCCCCAAACCAAATCAAGCTTCAGGCTCGTGGCGGAACTGACGCCGATGATCCCATAAAAAGAGGTTGTGGTCCCCACGCGAAACTGCCGGCGCACAAGGGAGCTCTTCGTTATCGTTTCCGCGGGGCTGTGGATCAGGGTGGGCTTTGCTTTGAATGTTGCGAGCCCCACGCTGATAACGAGGAGAAACTCTTCGTTGGCTCCCCCAGCGTCAAGGGTGACAAAGTCTCCGGCGCCGATACCCACCATCGAGGCGGGAGTGACATCCTGATATTCATTTACGATCGTGATCGCGGTTGAGAGGGTGGTGCTGACAAGGTCGTTCACCGGCCATACCGTGCCTACGCCGGTGATCACATCTGATCCCTGAAGGACTTGGACGCTCCCCGTCGTGTAGACCGGAGGTATAACGATCTGGCCACGGACAAGCAGGCCAGCCCACATTCTGCGATCGAGAACCTGACGCAGACGGGTATTGATTCTTCTCTTTGCAAGCTGCGGCGGGCAGTCCGGGTTATAGGTCAGAATGTGATCGACCATGGCCCGGAAATTTTCCTGCACCGCCCCGCCCCCAGCATAGGGCTGGATCGGGCCGACGACGGCCATGGCAAACTCCGAGGCTTAAAGTCAGCGGGGCTGGGAGCATGCATCCCAGCCCCGCCTGATTAAGCTAGACCTATTGCGGAAACCATGACATTGGTTGCCGGACCGCCTCCTACAAGGAAGGTTACTGTACCCGCGCTGTAGGTTGCGCCGATGGTGAAGCCGGAGGCTCCAGCTGTCGCGTGGATGACCTCGACTTTTCCCATACCCGCGTCCCAGGTGTCACCGTCCGTAATGGTCGTGAACTTCACCAGGACCTCATTTCGATTCCCCCTGTTGAGGAGAATCTTGCTTCCGGTAATTGGAGTTATCGCTCCCATTGGTCGCCCCCCTTACCAGGCCAGATTCTGGAGTAAGACCGTGTTGGTCCCGTTCGTGGTGTTTCTGGCATCCAGAGCAACGCCGTAATTCACGTTGACCTGGGAACCAGGCACCATCCGGCCGAAAGTTGAGTCGGTCCCGTAGGAGACCATGTCTCCCGCGGCGGTGCTCGCCGCAGTGAGGGCCGTCACGACTCCGCCGACCTGAATCCAGGTGTAGTTTCCGTCGGTGACAACACAGCCCAGCACTCCAGCAACCAGGTTTATACCCGCTGCGATCGCCGTGCTGATGTCGCTGGTGGCGATGAAGATGCCGTTCGCCGGATCCAGTCCGGCAACAAGCCAATAGGTTACCCCACCGGCCACGGCAGCGACCAACGGCGACGTGAACTTGACGTACCGATAGATCGCGCCCTGATGCCGATACAGGATACCGACAGGCGCCTTGGCCACGGCATCATTCGCCAACCCTGGACCGCCAGAAGGAACTTCGACGGTCTCGAGTGAACCGAACGCGTAAAGACCATCTTTTGCGTATACAGTCATCGAATTTATCCTTTCGAGAATTCCTCTGGTTACAGGGTAGTTACCCCACTCAGGGTGAAGAACAGTCTGGGCGCCGGAATCAAGAGATTACCGGAGAACAGGTATTGGCCGGCCACGTCATCGCTGTTTTGAGCCTCTTTGAAACCCGTGAAGCCAAATTGGTATTTGGCTAAAGTGCTGATCCAGAACTGGATATACTTGGTGTTGAGACCGAAGATATATCCGGCTGGGCAATACTGATCCACGGTGATCGAGGCCCCATTCCATCGGAGACTCTGGAATCCGATCTTCGCCACGTCCGAGGATTCCTCGAGGAACCTCTGTTGCGGCTGGACCTTGTTCCAGATCATGTCCCAGATGAGCTGGGTGGTGACGATGAGGTCGATGTGTTCATTGCCGAACCATGCCGCGCCGTATGCGGTCTGCAAACCCGTCATGGTAAATGGATTGAGTGCGCTGACGTACCCGTTGATCCCCTGGTTGTTCGTGCCCGCGAGCACGCCAAGGTCGGTGCGCGTGATGCCGCCATAGGAGGTGTAAAGCGTGCCGTTGTTGAGGGCCTGGAGAAATCCATCGATGTTGATGGTCGCCGAGAGAACCCCGGTGCCGTCGAGGAAGATATCCGTGCCCAAGAGCTTGGCCATTTTCCCCGAAGCGTTTACCATCTTCGACTCGACGTAGTTCATCGCTGCGTCGGGCCCGCGAGCCAGCACGTTGTCCGTACCGAACAACGTGACGTTCACATAGTAAAACTTCGGATTGACCTCGATTGCGGTGTCGGTCTGGACGTAGGAAATGTTGAAGGTTCCGCCGCGCTGGAAAGCGCCGCCGTTCAACTCCGCATAGGCGATTGGATGACGGATGGTCGTGCCGCCTTCAAACCGTTCTGCATTCCTCGTCCGGAGCCGGGTGAAGACAGGCGATGATTTATACACGTTATCCACTAATCTCGGGACAATGTGCTTGTTCACCTTGCCTGTGATGTCGTCCCAGGTAAGAGCCATAGGAGCTATCTCCGTTGATGTAAAGGTTACAAGTTTCCGCTAATGCGGACCTGCCATGAGCACGATGCTTCACGGCCAATCTACACTCGCCTCTGCCTTGCTGCCTTCCATCGGTGGCTCCCCGGGTGCTTTCGGTTCCACTTCTGGTTCGGGCGGCCGCCAATGGGGCGCGTGCCGCTTCGGAGGGCCGACGCGTGCCGGCCCTCCCACTACCAAGCTTCAATACTTCCCTTCCGCCCTTAGCTCCTGGGCCATGGCGGATGCCAGCTGACCACTTCCGTCTGCTGGAATGCTGTCAGGAATGCCCGTCTCCTGCTTCTTGATCCTTTGCTGCAGAGGTCCCAGTCCTGGTTCCCCTCCGCCGGTCTGGTCAACAGACAGGTTTGAATTCTTGAGCTTATCCTGATATTTCTTTTCATACTCGGCTTCGATATCCTTGCGGAGCTTCTCTTCCCTGTCCTTCGTGGTCAGGAATTCATAGGCCGAATTCAGATCTCCGCCGCGCTTCTGAGCTTCCGCGATCAACGTGTTGCGATCCAGTTCCTTACCGTAGGTGGTCCGGTAGAGGTTCTGCTTGTCGATCACTTCAAAGATAGCCGCGCCGAGTCCATCACCGCGCTTGGTGATTTCCTCTTCAAACTTTTCGGCTGTGATGAGTTTCCCCGATTTGAGTTGGTCGTCGATCGCGGTCATCCTTTCCTCGAGCTGTCTGCTCTTGGTGTTGGCTTCCGTGAGTTCCCGACGAGCTTCTCTGAGCGCTTTGTCCAGATCAGGATTCTCATCTCCCGTTCCTCCGCCGCCTCCGCCAAGAGCGTCCTTGGCCGCCTGAAGCTCCAAGATGGTCTGCTTGAGCTGGATGGCGTCTGTCTTGGCCTGTTTGTATTCCTTATCCACGGTGGCATGCCACGTCGTCCACTCTTTCTTCGAAGCGGCCAGATCGTTCATCGCACGTGAATAGTCGGCCTGACGACGGTATCCATCATCAAGCTCTTTTCGCATCGCTTCTCGCTTCGTTGCGTCCTTTTCAGTGGCGAGCAACGCCTCGAGTTCCGCTGATAACGGCATTTGAGCATTCCATTACTATCTACCTCTGGTTCGGCATCCCAAATCCGCCAGTGTCGTGTGCATCAGTGCACAGACTAGGCCATCGGCGGCCCCTGCCCGGGACCTCCAGGTGCTGGAGGTGGAGATCCGGCCGGGCTGGTTGGACCCGTGTCGCCTCCTGTCCCTTGCGGGGCTTTCGGAGCGGCCCTGACGGCTGCTACTCCAGAATCTAAAATGGCTGTCGCTCGACTTGCAAACGGCGCCATCATAGGCTCGGTGTTTGCCATGCTCTCCAGGACCTTTTTGATCGCCTCTACCTGCGCGACGATCGCTCCATTGGGATCCGGCGCACCTGGCGCTGGACCTCCCGGTCCCGACTTTCCGGCAACAATGGACCCCAATCCTGTGCCCGGAGGCGGTGTCGGAGCTGCTCCTTGCTGACTCTGAATGTCAGGCGACGGCAACGGTGGTCGATCCAATCCTGGAACCGGCATGGTTAGGTCACCTTACCCTTCTTCCCTGAATCGCTCTTCTGGTTGACGCTGGTGGGCTCTGTCGCCAGGGGCACAAACGTAGCGGGAGACTGAATCCCCGCCGGCTGCGTGTTGTCCCCGTGGCCTTCGTATTCCTGGCCAGGCCCACTGGTCGTTTTCTTTTCATCGGCCATGATGCTTGCCTCCTTGGTTTGTTATTGCGGCTTCCCCGAAATCATCTGCCCGACGCCCGCGCCGCTTTCCTGGGCTTCGCTTTCCGATATTGTCCCAACTCGTGGGACTGTTCCTTGGCTTCCTTGGACCGTTGCTTTCTGGATCCGGACCGGAGAACTCCGACGAGGTGCTTATGCTCGCTAACCAGCTCGCTTTTGGGCAGCTTGATCGTGGTATGACCGTTCTTCTCGGCAATCATGGTTATCTCCGGCTGGAGGATCTCCCGGCTTTCCGGACCTTCTTTCGGCCTTTTTCTTCGGCTTTGGCTTCCTTCTTTTCGATTTTCTCGTCGGTCTTGCATTCCTTCGCTGCCTTCATCGTCTTCCTCCCCCGCGGGCTCCCTTACGGGCCGCTTTCCTTTTGCTGCGCTTCGACTGTCCGGACATGCTGAGCCCGATCGCGATGGCCTGCTTCTGATCGTGGACGATCGGTCCTTTCTCGGATCCCGAATGCATGGTGCCCGACTTCCACTTGTCCATCTCGTGTTTCATCATGGACCGTTTTGCCGTCTTTGAGGCACCGGCCTTGAGAGCTGGCATCTCCCCCTCCTACGCGGCCCGCGCCTTGACCGGCTTATCAAACTTCACAACAACGTGGGACATTGGGAATTTCATCCCGGACTGTAGCGCCTTTTTGATGAACATTCGCTCATCATAGTTTGGCCTGCCGGCAGTGAGGACTATGTGTGACACAGGACGGCGGCGATCGCGCTTTCCACAAAATGTAGCCCTCACGGTTTCATGGGGACTGAGATATTTGGTCGCCTTCCTGGCGCCTACGAGAAGAACAGCCTCGGTAACCTGAACAATGGACTCTCTGGATATCGCCATTTTATCTTCCCCTTGGTCTCCCGGATTTCCTGGCGGTCACACGGGTGGCCTTGCGCGGCATCGCGTCCTGCGCACCAGGAGTGTCGAGCGTTTCGAGATCGGCGGCCTGGTCGCGCATGTAATTTACGGTTCTTGCGTGACGAGGTGGATCCTTGCGCAGATCCAGGTAGCTCTTGACGGTCCTCGAATCGTCCTCGAGCTTGTATTTCTCCTCACGCTTCTTTTCCTCTGGGCTCTGTTTTGTCATTTCTGGCATCCTCGGAGCCATCGATGGAGCCGCTGCGACTTCCTTCGATGGGCTTTTGACCTTCACTGCTTTCCCCTTCATTTCGAGTCTCGGGACCAGCCCGGCCGAAGGGAGGTAGATAAAACCTTCGACCGGGCCGGCCAATTCGGGATTGCCGTCATAAATAGCTTACAAGGTGCTTGTCAAGCCCCCCCCCTATCGACGACTCGATTTGCGTCCAGATGGATGCCTCTTCGGAGGTCGATCCATCTTCACTTTGACTTTGACCTTGATCTCCTTCAGTGAAGAAGATGAACCCGCCTTAACGCCTACCGGCTCTCCCGCCATGTCGCTTCTCCTTGCGAATAACCGCTTCATCTTTGTGAAGTTTGGCGGATCCGCCCCTTTTGACGCGGCCGCCCCGTTTGTATTGCGCCGGGTTGGCTGAGCTCACCGCATCGCCTGCTGGCGCCGATCCCATTCTCGTTGTCGATTCCATGGTCACCTCGAGGCCGATCTGGATTTGCTTCTGTTTTTCTTCCGAGCCAACTTACGGCTGGATCCGGAAACGACAGCCTCCCCCTTGTGTAATTTGGCAGAGCCCGTTCGCGCTACTCGACCGCCCTTCCGGTATTGGGGGGTCTGCTGGGGGGCCCTCTTAGCTTCAACTGCCTTCTCATTTCTGAGCAGTTGCATCCCCATCTTCCGAGCGTCCACTTCCTGCTGAGAGATCAGCCTGGAGTAGTCGTCTTGGAGCGGCGGAGGATTCTTGATCTGGCCAAACACGTTCGTAGCGCTGTGGTAATTTCGGAACTCCTTCAGCTTCCCGTCCGCGTAGGCCAGCCAGTCCGACGACTTTCCCGATTTCGGTAGAAGTTCGCCCTCTGCCATAACTACCTCCTCGAGGCGCCCCTGGATTTGTGGCGCTTGCCGGCATATCGTTTTCCGGTTTTCGCCAACGCAGCTTCCTTGCGCAGGCTGGGATCCTTGCTGCCAGCTGCTTGCGCGATCTTCCCAGCTGGGATCTTCTCTCCTTCAGGAACCCCGAGCCTGCGGTGAAGCTTGCCCGGGTTCTTTCCGAACGCCTTTTTCATCCACTTTTCTGCCATCTCTCGCCTCCTCTAACTGATTAACACCCCGACGGTAACGCCGTCGCCGGCGTTATCCGCATCGAACCAGACATCCGCCATATTCGTTCCGTTGAGCTCGATCCCGATCCCGGCGCTGAAGGACGGTTGAGAGGTATCCAGGCGGCACAGGATTCTGGCCATAACCGTCCTGTCATCAACCGAGGACAGACTGACATAAATGTCCCCCTTTGAAGCCTTAAGTCTCTGAACGGCATAGGCATGGACTTCGAATCGCGCAGCAGGATTGGGGCGATTTGAGGTCGCCCTCACCGGCACTCCAGGGGTCGCTACGATTATCTTGCCCAGCGAATCCTGCACAGGAATTTCCTCCAGGCGCTCAAGAGGTTGGACCAGGTCCCCGCGCCCCTTATGATGATCGCTTTCCACCAAGGTACCCTGGCTACTAGGCCGATGTGGAATACAGCACGGGTCTGCTGCCTCGTCGACATCTCCTCCAGGCCAAGGTTCGAATCAAATCTCATTTCCGTTCTCTCCGTCAGGCTATCTCGAAAATCGCCACGAAGGCCACATCGGTTGCATTGGTTGATGCGGCGAAATTCGCCGAGGGCACGAGCTCAACAAAGAGGTTTGCATACGCGTTGCCTCCACTTACCGCCGCCACCTTGGTCGCGCCCGCCTGAATGACATAAGCGGCTCCCGCGAAGGCTCCCTTTGGGCGCATGGAATTCGGGATATTAACCAACAGATAAAGATTCAGCGTCCCGCCTACGGTGCTCGTCGAGATGTAGACCGTCCAGATCAGCAGCTTGCCGATCAACATGTATCTATTCGTAAGCATGTCACCCAGATCGACGGTCCAGGTCATCGATCCGTAGCCGGTATAGTCACCCGCGGCATAGGGGACGTTTACTCCCGTTGGAACGCTCTGCTTCCCAGAAAAAATGGCAAAGTCCCCAGAGGCAAGATACCCGTCAACCGCTGCGGTGGCCTTTGCCATTGCAAGCGTCCGGTTAGCGGACAGGTCTGCTGCTGCGGCGCCGTCAATCGTCAAGGGAGCGGTGGCTGTGACTACGACCGGCGATTGCCTTATTCCTGGTTCGCCATCCTGACCATCTTCCCCGACCAGGAATATCGGCGGGCCCGTGGTTCCCGGAATTCCGGGAACCCCTGGGATGCCCTGCAGACCTGGTACGCAGGAAGCCTGGCCCTCCTCACCGTCCTCCGCAGGCAGGAATATTGGGAGTCCGGCCAATCCCTGTATGCCGGCGCTTCCTGGGGCTCCGGGGGTAATGCTGGGGGGTCCGGGAGGGCCTTCATCCCCATCTTCGCCCATGGCTATGAGCATCTGATAGGTGGATACTGACCCTTGCCCGCCACCGCCGCTATTCCCAATTTGAAAGTCTGCCGCTAACTCCATTAGGAGACTCCGATTTCGCCCTCACCTTCGATTGTCAGCGACGTGGCGGCGCTTGCTCCGCCGACCAGGAAGTCTGCCGCGTCGAAGCGCATCATGCCATACCAGTCAAAAGCCGAATTGGCTGGGACCGATAAACCTTGGCCGATGACCTCGGTGCCGGCGACGTTTCCGCCAGTGCCGCCTTTCCAGAGGGAAAACGTCACCGCTCCGGCCGTCTTATTCACTACCCTGATGTGCCGGATGATCAGGTAAGGCTGGGTCATCGTGAAGCCAATCGGACCGGACAGCGATGTGATCAACGGGTTGAGAATGTTTGTAGTCAGGGTGTTCGTTAAAGCAACAGGGCCAAAATTGATGATCTTGTTCGATGCCATTTTTATCTCCTGATCGGAAGTCCGTTTGGCCCGAGGATGATTCCCGGGGCTACGGGGCGTCCTGCTTCGTGCTTCGGCGGCGCCTCAATTTTAAGAACCTGGCCCATCGGCCTCTGCACTTCGATCTCGCGCCGGCACTTATTACAAATAAGTGATAACCTGCCGTCCTTCGTCTGCCCCTTGGCGCGGTAGACGGACTGTTTGTTTCTCTGGCCACAGTCCGGGGCCGGGCATTTGAAGACGACGTAGTCGCTCCCAGGCAGATGTTCTGTCGACTCCATGTGCCGAGAGAATTTGATTTTCTTGCGGAGAATGCCGGTCTCCACCGTTTCATAGAACGTCTTGGTCGGGTAGCCGCCGCCCTTGTTCACCACATCGATCGCGTTGGTCTGAAGAACAATCCCTGGCATTGACCTACCTCACTTGGCACGCTGTTATCCCGATGCATCCAATGGGCGCATCGGACACGCTCACCAGAAACTCATGCATGAAGACGAACATAGGATCCGCGGCGTAGACCCCGACATCGACAACTCTTTTCACAGCCGGCTTTCCGCAAATTGGGCACTTATGGCAAGGTTCGATCTTGTCGCGCTCCACGTTGATGTGATACCAGGCGGCCTTCTCCCTATACTGGCTGAGATCCAGCACTTATTCCTCCTCACAGAACTGCCTGCGGATTGGGAGTGACAGCATTCGCCGTTGTGGCAGCGCTGATCTGATCCAGACCTCCAGGCAGAAGTCCACCACCCCCTCCCTGACCGGCATGTTTCGCACGCATCGCCTGGATCAGGATGTCTGCTCCCTCCTCCTGGATTCCTTTGACGACGGATTGGTAGAGGCCACCCAGATCGAGCGAGTCGAGCATGTTCTTGAGGTCCATATCTCCCATACGCCGCAACATAAGCATGAGTTGCTGCTGCGGCTCCCGGGCTGACTTCAGGAGAGATCCTGGCACCATCATGAAGCTGAAACTCTTCCAATGTTCTGCTGGAGGGATGTCGGCCGGAACCATGGTTCCTGGGTTCCAATCGAAGTCTTCCCAGGTGAGCCCATCGCTCCCGAGCATCTGCATCCGGCGCTCCATGGTGTAGAACTGAAACGCGTTTGGAACCCACTGCGTGCCCATCTGCTTGACGAAATCCTCGATATATCGAACCTTGAGGCGGACCAGGGTTTGCTGGCCTTCCTTGAGCTGCTCGAGAGTATCTCCGGCCGGGACTACGCCGCGCCGGCTGATGCCGGTCATGTCCAGGAATCCCGACTGGCTGTCGAGTTCCTGTTGGGCATACAGCATGGTCTGGAAGACAAACCCGGGGAGCACAGGTGATGGCGCGTAGAATGGCGCGGCGATCGAAGACGGGCTGTAAAAGATCTTCGCATTGGGCATGTTCGGGTCGAGGTTCTTTTTTACCGCAGCGCCGAAGGCATTGTCCGGGGCGAGCAGTTGAGGATTTACCGCCTTCTTCACCGCATCCAGGATCCCGGCCAGGACATTGTTCATGATATCCTGCAGAGGCATCTGGTTGCGGAACTCGGAGATGCCCGGCCATTGCCACGGCACACGATTGAGTCTGAGGCAAGAGAACGGAAACAGTCCGTGGTAGAAAGGATTCGGGCCATCAAATAAGGGTACGGGGCCCCCCATGATGATCAGGCGCCCTCGAGGGTAGATCTTTTCTCCCGGACGAACCATGTAGCCATATTCACCGCTGGAGTCGCCGGCATTGCCCACCCAGATTTCCTTGTTGGAAGTGTTCCTCTGGTTATCCCTCAGCCAAAACTCTCGATAGAGGGCCATCGGGATCACGGATTCCTTGATCTGAGTCGACGATTGGCCGAAGAGCCGCCGCATCTGCGGAGACATTACCTGCATTCCGCGGGTCCAAAGGTTCTGGTTCGGCGTGCTGGTATATTGGGAATATTCCTTGTCGATCGGGACGCGGAAGCCCTTGAGAGGATATTTCTCCTTAAACCAGCTCAGGGGCTTCGGACAGCGATAAATGCATCCGATCGAGCGCTGCAGGGTGTGCGACGGCCGGATCGGAATCAGATCCATTGCCCCGAGAGGAGTCAGCTCGAGCTCCCCGGAGCCGTTGCGCAGATCCGGGTTCCACACCAGGCGCCCGTAACCGATCGTCAGCGCGGCGTGGATAATGATCATCGCGAGGCTCATGTCTATGTCTTCGTTCATGAACCAGGCCGTGATCATCTTGTTGAGGACTTTGGCGTGGGTGTCGTAGAGTTTGTTGTTGGATTTTATCTCGAACGAAGGCCGGATGTCGGTGAGGTAGGAGATCAGCTGGACCAGGTTGGTCCATAGCCGGTTGGCGACCGGGGCAGCCTTGTAGCTTGGCCGGCGCTCAACCCACTGCTTACCCATCAGATAGTTGATTGCGCGATCGATCTGGACGATCTCGTCATTGCGTTCGAGGTCATCCTTGGCCTCCTCGAAGACCGCTTCGCACCAACGAGATAAGATCGCGTCGTGGCTGGACTCCTGGATTGGCCACTGCTGCCCTTGAGGATCGTAACTGTACCATCCCGGTAGATCCATACTCCTCCAAGGGCAGTGTAACCCGACCCTGTCAAGCCCCTACCACTTCGGGACCTCGCGCTGCATCGATGGGAAGCGGGTCTGTGGGGCCTGAGAATCCGCCGCCGGCACGACTCCGAACTCGTGGCACGCTCGCGTGAGATCACCCGGGCTGCCGATATGGAGGTTTTTCCCGTCCGGCGAGATGTTCCTCGTGCTGAATCCCTTGAAGACGTTTATGGCCGACAGGGAATAGAGCCGATCAGCGTAACCCCCGCACTTCGGGCAGGATCGCGTTTTGTCTGTGTAACTAGACAAGTATTCGTGAACGTATCCGCAGACCCTGCATTGGTCTTCGTACATCGGCATTTGCTTCCTCCTCTGTTTGCGGTGGCGGAATGATCCCCTTGCTCTGAAGCAGCTCATTCCATTCGTTGATCTTCAGCCCCCGCTTGCCGCTGTCCATCACCGCGTCGATCATTCGGATGAGCCGGCGACCGGATTTTTTCTTAGACTTGTCTTTGAACTTTTCGCCGTCTAGCCATACGATTTCCGTCTCCCCGCGCCGTGGTTTGATGTCGAAATTGGCCCCTCGACGAAATGCCTCCGGCAACCCGGGGCACGGAGCAACGAGATAGGGGAACGCATCGTCAAAGAATTGGGGACCGACATCAACGGGGATCGGCTCTGGTGGGATGGGATATCCGACCCACTGGGCCGCCTCTGTGTCGGTGTTTTGGCATTGTTTCCATCCAGTGAATTTGATCTTGTATCCTCGGTATTGCTGAAGGGTATCCCAAGAGCCCCCCGAAGCATCAAGATCCGGGGGCGTCCTCTCGAGGATCTCTTGTTTGGCGAAAATGGCGCCAATGAACGGAAGTGAAGCGAGAAACGAAAAAAAACCGCGTCTTGTGATCATACGGCCTCCTGTCTTCTTGAAAAGTTCCACCGGCACGACAGTGCCGTGGAAAACTCAAAGTAACCTTCAAATTCAGCGATATCCAAACCACAGTCGACAACCCAATCAATCAAGTCAAAGAGCCTTAGTTTGCAGCGCTTTGATTCCCGTTTCCTTTCGGCTGGCGATGACTGGCTTGCGATCGGTTTCTGTCCCGGGAAAAGACAAATATTGAAGGTGTATCCGGGGACATGGCATCCCTCGAAGCCTGGGCTGGACGCGTGGAGGAGTATGGGTATAGCCGACTGTCTCATCAGTCGGCCAATCCATTGACATGCTTCATAATCCTGGTTGGGGATAGGTTTCCATCCGGTCCAACTGATCAGATATCCGCGATAGAGTTCCAGCATTACGCTCCCTAGTAATACCAGAGGTTGTCCAGGCCGTCCTCAAACATGGCCTGCATGTAGCGCTCGATCGACATGCTCTGAGCCTCGGCGACATCCTTGATGGGCTGCACGTGCCGTTCCGGGATGCTCAAGGTCACAGAGTGATCGCCGCCAACCTTCCGAACCTGGCTGATCATGATCCGGTCCTCGGCCCGCTGGAATTTCTCGCGCAGGTCCTTGATCGATTCGTTCATCGCGAAAAGGTTTCCAAACAGGGTCGATGAGTCGCCAAACTCGCCGATTATCGAGGCAATGCGCTGCTGATCGATGTCGTCGATATATACCCTGTTGTCGGGAGGAGGAAGCGGTTGCGCCGGCGCCGGTGCAACCGGCTCCGGGCCGGCGAGCGCTTTACGCTTTTTGTTCATCTCGAGGACCAGAACGGAGAGAACCTCGCGGTCCTCGAACGTGTGGCCAGCAGAGCAACTATGGCTCCTGCCTTGAAAGGTAAGGTCATTCTCAACTCCAGCGTTATAGCAAAGCGGACAGACAGTGCGAGGTTTCGGTTTGTTTACGACGGCAGCCATTTTGCCCTCCTAGAGCATGTAAAAATCCGACACTCCCTGATCCGTATTTTGGATGTTTTTGTCGTATGCGGGGGAATAGTCGGTGTTTTGAAAGTCTTGGCCCTCGGGCGGCTTCTCGTCATCTGGCGGTTCAGCCAGCCGCGGACGCAGTTGGGTTGCGCAGTAGTAAGTGATCATGATAGCCATCGTGGCATCGTCATGAGTGCCGGACCTTGCTTCGTATCTCTCCGTTCCTTCTTCTACCTCGACGAAGTCAAACATCTCGTCGACGTCTTTTTCTGACCGAATCACGACCGTCCATTCATTGAGTGCCTGTCGGAAGCGCCCGATGAGCTCGTTCCTGTTGCGGAAGGTCGTCAACCAGCCAATGAAATTCGAGAACGCGTTCTTTGCCTTGTCCTCACGCATCCATCGATACCATTTCGGATACAGGAGAACCTTTACTAGATCGGAGGCTACGCTCGTGATGGTGTTGCACTCGGGCGCGATCTCGGCCGTGTTATACATATAACCGATCGCCGCGATGATCCTCGCAAATCGCCCGGGTCCTACGTACCCATGCCATCTGGCGACCTGGCGCAAGGGATGATTCAGATTCTCGGGAACAGCCAAGACCTGTGCGCAGGCCGGATCCCCTCCCTCGACCCCCATCGACGGATCCGCGCCGAGGTAATAGGTCCAGCCAGCATGCGGGAACTCCCAGACTTCGAACTCCCCGTCCATCAGCCGCATGATTTTGAAGGTCTTGTCATCTTTGTTCAGTTCGATCTGGCCGCGCCAAATGGGATCCTGGCAGAATTTGGTAATCATCGTCTGAAGGCGCTTTTTGCTGAACGCCGTGCGACCGCTGGCGATGAAGGCTTCCACCGGCGTCACAGGATATTCCTGCTTGAATTTCTCAGAGTCGCCGGAAGTCTTCTCGAAGTCGCGCTGCATCTTGCGGCGCCAGGCGAGCTGTCCATCGGTAAGCGCAACCTGACTATGCCTCATAACTTTTTTCACGAGGGCCAGATCGTCCGCATCACGTTTGAAGTTCCTCGGCACGGAAATCGTATAGCCCGGCTCCCGGAACCATTCGATGAACACGAACTCCCAGGACATGTCGCCACTCTCGGCCGCCTTGCACAGCCTGTGCCACAAGCCGCCGCGGCCTCGAGCTGTCGATTCCATGATCCCGATCGTTCCCGGGATGTTGCCCAGGGATCCGTAGATTCCCTCTGTGATTGAGTCATCCTGCCTGAATCGCGCAACCTCGGCGAGATGCACTCCGTAGAGAGCCTTTGAGTATGCGGCGCCAGAAGGCTGGTTCGCTGACTCAAAATAGATCATGCTCTGCAGGCCACTACTCCTATCCCTCTCCTCAGCCTTCGGGCGGTCGAACCCGAGCAGGCGGCCGCGGGCGTCGTAGCGCTTTTCTGGTTTCATGAACCAGGGCAGATATTCGTGGGCGGTACGGGCCATATCGAAGTTGACGAAAGTGCGGTCTTCTTCGTCGGCCATCTCCAGGACGTGCGCCCTCGGATGGAGGAAGACCAGCCAGCACATGAGCGCGACGCTGATGGTTGTCAGCCCCAACTGCCGGGCCTTCAGAACGATGATTCGGATCAGCTCGCCGAGCTTGTGCTGACGTTCGAAGACCTCGAGAAACATCTCCTGGCTGTCCCAAAACGGCCACAGGGGGATCAGTTCGAGTTTCTTCGTGCGGATGAAGTGGTAGTTTTCGAGGTAGTATCGCGGGCTTTCGAGGCACTTCTGGATCTCTCCCTCGACGAATTCCAATTCCGTCTCGGTGAGCAGCGCAAAGGCTTTTTGCGGATCTCCGCCCGCTTCCTCATAGAGCTTGTTGTCAAGCTCGTCGAGTGCCTCCTGGAGATCGGGCTGCCGGCGCGGTAAGCCTTCCATGGTCTACACCTTTGGCTCTGTCACGCCCTGGCGCACGAACGCTTCTATCTCTTGTTCCGTCAAGCCCCCCTGATCCCGCAGAGCCTTGATCTGCTCCTGCAGGTACAACTCCTCGTCGGAATTGGTGATAAAGTCGCCGTCTGTCGGCTTTAGACGGTTTGCTATAAAGTCTTTGAGTTGGCTTCCGAGGATTGACTCGCTGGTGGGCGCCGCTCCGGCCGCTGTTATGCCGGTGCGGATCCGAAGTTCTTGCAGGACCGCGATGGACTGTGAGATGAGGACGGAGAGCTGGGTAGAAACCACCCAGACGAGAAGCGAGATGGCAGCAATAAAGAGAGCTGATGCCGCTATTGCAGCGGCAAAGACGAGCCAGTTCACGTTACATAATCATTTCCTCTACCTCAGTTTGACGGCGTTGACGGTTCCCGCCGAAGATTATACAACTGGATTTCTAGGAATATCAACGGAATCCATGAATTCGCTGTCGTCGCGGCCAGGCTCCGGGATCACGCGGATGCCAACCACGTGAACGTCGGTCGACTCGAGCTGAACGAGGAGCTGCGGTCCAAAAAAGCCATTCCCTTCGCCCGGGCCCCACCTGTGGGTTTTCCGATCCGGATCCAGATCGATGTAGATCTGGCCGCCCGATTCTAGCATCTGCGACACGACTTCTCCCGTCTCGCGATCTCGGGTATCTACTCTAATTCGCATTCTTCACCTCTACCGGCCAGCCGGTGTGGAAATCAGGCATGTATCGCCAGAGACGGCCCTCGGCATCCCTGAAGATCACCATCTTCTCTGTCTGCCAGAGCTTCTTTTTCATGGTGAGGTTGTTTCTCCTGAGCCATTCTGCCATAGAATCATGTCTGGAGGGACCGGACGGATTCGAATCGCCATCAAACGGGCCACAACCGAATGCTCTACCATTGAGCTACGGTCCCCCATTAGGTATCCGGGCGGCCCGAATCGAACGGGCGCCCTCATGCTCCCAAGGCATGTGCGCTACCCCTGCGCTACGCCCGGATGTTCTTACGTGGGCTGGTTTGGATCGATCGGAGCGTGCTCCTGGAGGAGTTCTGCTGGTGCCACCGCAGGTGTCTCTTCCATGATCCGATAATTCTTCCAGCGGCCGCCGGCAGCAAGAAAAACTGTCTGTCCCCCTCGGGAAACGACTAGGTAACCGAAGTTAGAATCGACGTGCACCTTGTCACCGAGAATGGCTTCCCTCCTTTCCGGCTCCATCATAATCTCTATGCGCCGGACCGCGCCCTCATAATCGCGCACTGCCAGTCGAGCATCGCCGATGAGCCCGACTTTCGCCGCATGCTTTGTGATTTCTTCTGTCTTTTTCATCCGTGTCCTCCTAATGAACGAGAGTCCTCTTCCGTGAAAACACCCTTGGATCATAGCCGAAAGTGGCGATGGCTATGCTTGCAATTTCATCTTTTGTGAGGAGCAGGTCTTGGCAGGAGAATTCCTCGGAAGAGTTCGTGCGGTTGAACACCTTTACCAGGTATTTTTCTCCAACCGTCTCGAGGGACATGAAGTGTTTGAGAACCGGCTTTTCTGCCACGTCCTGATTCCCAATCTTATGCACTAGTGCACAGGCGAGGAGCCCACGTTCGGCTCCTCGCCACCTTGGTTACTGGTCGGCAAGTTTCTTCTCCAGCCGGTCGATCTCAAGCTTGAGAGCCTCGCGCTTTTGCTCTTCTGGCTGCAGAGCTTCGAGCCGGGACTTCTTCTCCCGGATCAGCCTCTCGATACGATCAGCCTGCCGAGTAGCGATCTCCCGGCGGATCTCGCGGATCTTGGGATTGAGCCACTCGGGCTCTTCCACGCTGACCGCAGCAAACTCGGACTGGATAGCCCGGGCAGACGCAGACATCGCGACCAGGTCTTCCAGCGAAGTGCCGTCGGTATTGAACCGGCGAATCTCGTCGATAATAAACATGGCCTTACCTCCTTTCTTAGATTTATAGCTTCTTGGAAACGAACTCAATCTCAGTGTCACTCCAAGTTTCGTAGCTCGATCCTCGCCGACATATCTTATGTATTGACTGACGGCTACATGCTCACTCGGGCAATCGATCCATAAACAGCCCGATGTGCACGCAAGATGAGCGCTACATTCGATCTTCTCCCATTTCATGGGGCTGCCGCATTTAGGACATGGAAGCATGATCGATCTCCTAATCTTGCACCGTCTCCTGAAACGCCTGTCTCAGGCTCAGAAGCGGCGTGGCCAGGATCTCATCGATCAGACTATACCGATTGGTCCGCATGGTTTTGACAAGGTTTGGGAGCGAATAAAAGTCGACTCCCTTTCTCAGATCGAACTCCTGCAAATCAAACCCATGTTGCTTCATGGCCTTTGCCAGGTCGACGTCCCCCCAACCCTGGGCTTCATACGCGCAGCGGTAGAGATAGACCGGCACTTCTTTATCCGCAAACTTTGAATACTCCTTATAGGCATTCACGAACACCGGAGGGGTATTCTCCTGCGCATCCGAGATGATGGCGATGCCGTCGACTTCCACCTTGCGATCGAGAATAGCCATGAGACCGCATCCGATCGAAGTTCCGCCGGCGGCTGTGATCCTCTTCGTTCTATCCTTGATCTCGTCGTAGGTCAGGTTGGTGACGTCAATGGTCTCGGGCGTTATATCGAAGAAGCTCAGGATCACGCGTCCCAAGGCCATCTTGGCGAGAGTGGCGGCAACCTGGCGTGCGATCTCAATCGTGTTCTGCATGGATCCGGACTTATCACCCAAGACCAGCCAGTTGCCCTCGACTCCGCCGAGAGCCTGAATCTGCTTCTCCTGTACGCCGGAGAGTTTTGCCTTCAATTTGTCATCGTCGAGCGCATCGATGGCCACGCTGGCCTTGAAGGTAGTCTTTTTTGACTTGCTCGCCCGCTCCAGAGCAGACTCGAATGCCGCCCGGAGCGCAGGCACATCCTTGACGCCCAGCCTCTCCAACATCTTGGTGTTGGTGACGACTTCTGTCGGGCTCATGCGCTCAATGAGCGCAAGAACTAGGTCTGGCTCTTTTGCCTTCGCTCCGAGCGCCCCGGTCGCAATAAGAAAGGGAATCTTGCGCTCGAGGATGGTCCCCGCTGCTTCCTGGGGACTCATGTCCTTCAGCCTGGCAACCAGGTCGAAAATCGAGTTGGGGGGCCTCTGGCCCTTGAACAAGACCGCATCGGCATGAGGACCCGGCTTGATGTGAATAAGGGCATACAATTCTTTCAACACGTGACGATGTTGGATAGCGATTCGATCCCATCCGTTGCCTTCCTTTTCCCGAAGATAGGCGGCAACCAACTTTTTCAGGCGCCTACCATGCCCCGGCGTCTTGATCGCGATCGCGAAGCGATATGCCTTGAGGAGCTCGCGGGGATTCAGCTTGGCAAGGTGCGCCAGTGAGTTCTCCACCAGCTCGGATGGGAAGTCGGCCACGCTCAGAGACACCACAGGCAGGGCGGCCTTCGCGTCTCTTACCTGGCCGTTGGTTCGGTCCCAGGCGATGAGGTGCGCAAAAAACTCCGGCTCCGCGGACGCAGCGACCTTTCCTGTAGGAACGTATTCCTTCAGGTCGCCGTGGGGCGATTTCGACAGTTCAGAGATGATCTGATTCTTCGTGATCTTCGTTGCTTCTGCCATGACGGTTCTCCCTTTATTAAATCGCTGGAAGTCGACCAGGTCACTTAACTCCCGGACCGCAAAGACCGGGAGCTGCACTTTTACTTAGAAGGTAAACGCATGTACCCTGATCAGTGCCAGCGAATCTTTTCGTGGGGATCGTTACCCCGATTTAACGTGGGTCTACGTGCGATGGAAACCGTAGAGTCTTCTCGCGATCCCCACAATCCTAACTGGCGGTAAGTCGACTACGGTTGTGTTGCTCTTTGACGAACCCCCCCTCGAGGCGGGGGGCCCGGGATTCGAACCCAGATTGATCGTTTTTCAAACGATTGTCTTAACCATGTAACCGTTCTCAGTGACCGCCATAATTTCTTGGCCTGTAAGTCGCATGTGCTTTACGAATGCCCGACCGAAGCCAGCCAGGATTGCTCCTGTGTCGCGGAGACTGGCAGGCCCCCGCGACGCGGGCCTTCCGGAGCCAGTCATGTAACGCCCCATGGCGTGACAGGCCAAATTCTACCTGGCTGCAAAGTCGATAAAGGTTTTTGCTGTTAAACAGATTTTAAGTCTGTCGCCTATACCATTCGGCCAATCCCCCATAGATGTGGGGGATAAAGGACTCGAACCTTTATTAACATGTATCCTTTATCAGTGTGCAGCCAGAATCTCTCTGGCCTGTAAGTCGTCGAAAGGTTTCATTGCGTCTCCCACCTGGGAGCCCCCCCATACTGTGCTTTTGTGGAGGGGGGCGGATGCGATCCGCTTCACATGTACCCTTTCCCAGTAACAGGCCAAGGTATCTTTCTAAGCCAATTTGCCGTCCTCTCTTGGTGAGTCGGACCGATCATCACCTCATCGCACATAAAATAGCGATCAAAACCCACGTCCTTTAACCGATCCAGGACACGATGAATCTCCTCCATCCCGCGGGGCATGTGCCGATAGTCGGGGTCTATCATGGCATAGAAAATGCGACCGATCCTTCCCGTGTCGATCAGGTTGTCGAGAATCGCGACCTCGGATCCCTCGCAGTTCAACTTTAGGATGATCCCCTCTTCCTGCGGGATCGAGTCAATAAAGGCTCTCGCCTCGACAAAGCGGCACATAGTGACCTTTTCCGGGTGGTGGATCGTGGACATGTCCGGCAGGACTGTCGCCTCCATGCCGTCGTTGGCCCCATACATCGGCAGTTCTTCCGTCCTGTCCAGGAGCCCATAGTTAAACAGCCTGACATTTCGAAGTTTTCCGAACTTTTCGGATAGCTTCGCAAACTCCCCCGGCATGGGCTCAAAGGAGTAGATAAGGTCAAACCCCCATTCCTCCTTGATCACCTCTTCGAGGGTTTGCCCTATGTGTGCGCCGACATCCAGAAAGACTCTCATTTTCATCTTACCAATCTTGGCTGTAAGTCGGTCAGCTAACTTTTTCGGTGCGTATGATAGTTCCGCCATCCCCCCATACTGTAAAAGGTTGGCAGGGGGAGAAGGATTTTCACCTTCATGCTCCCTTTCGGGAACGCCGGTCCCACAGACATGTAAGCTATCCAGTAACAGCCAAATCTCTCATTTCACAATCCTGCGCTCCAGATATTCCAGGAACACTTCATAGGTCGTGCAATTAAGAGGATGCTTTTCCTGCATCCCTTTGATCCAGAAAAAGGGATCCTGTGACCCCTTGTCTTTGTTGCATCTCTTGCACGCCGTCAGATAGTTCGTCACGTCGTTCTTTCCGCCCAGCTCGAGCGGAATGAAATGGTCGATCGTCAAGAGAGCATTCCCCATGCGAACGCCACAATAACTGCACTGAAAGCCATCCGCGGCCCACACCTTCTGCTGGATGGCGCCGGAGATCTCATAGCGCACCTTGCGCTGGAAGATCCTTGCCGGCCCAACCAGGATCTCGGGGTCGTCGGATCTCCGGATGAAATCGCTCCACTCCTCAACGGTCAACTCCAATACCTTGGTCCTCGAGGGATATATGCCGGCTGGGGCGTCCATGCCGGGGAGCATCAATATTGCTTTGTCTTCTCCGGCGCCGCCGATCACCAGCCCGCAGATCTTGATCAGCGATCCGATGTCCCCATACTTCACCGGCCGGTTGCGCATCTCCATCAGGTAGAAACGATCGTCACTGCCCATGTTTACCCTCGAATTTACTTGGCGCCAAGTCGGAGCGCTAAACTAAGCGCTCTACCAATTGAGCTAACGGAACCGAGGTCCCGTGAGAGACTCGAACTCCCAACCTCTGGATTACAAGTCCATGTAAGCACTCCAGTAGACGCCAAGATTGGCGGAGGAAGTAGGATTTGAACCCACGATGAGTCACCCCATAATGGTTTTCAGGACCATCGCCTTCAACCCCTCGGCCATTCCTCCAAACTTTATGTTCCCTGGAAGTCGATCAGCGTTTCCCCTTTCGGGGATATGTACCAGAATCGAACTGGTCACACACAGCTTGAAAAGCTGTTGCTCTACCAAATGAGCTAACATGTAAGCTGTTCAGTGCCAGGGAACGATCTTAATTATTTCTGATTTCCTGCCAGAGCCCATCTTTGGAGCGCTTCACCCTCGGCTTGGCGCTCTTCATGTCCTTGTGAAGAATGCCGTAGAGGGTTTGTATCGGGCGCTTTCCCTTGATCGGATAACCTTCTTGGGCGAGTGCGTTGAGCAGGTCTCGGGTGCCGTATGGTCCGCGCTGCAATTGACGCAGCGCCTGCTGAATGATGCTGTCCCGCTTAGAATGTGTCCGACCGGGCTCGACGGCGGCCTGAAATGGGCTACCGGGAATTGAGGTAGGTGTTTGGGTTTCCTCTGATCCGTTCCCGAGAACCTTGTCAATCTCGGCAATCAACGATTCGACCTTGCCGCATTTCAGGTTTAGTTCATACCTGATCGCCGCCAGTTTTGTCGTCATTTCCGATCCCAGAACGGTGTCCATATAGATACCCTCGCGCCTTACTCTATGCGCCGGTTTTTACCCTGTCAAGCAAAAATCTGCGTCTGCCTCCGAATAGCCTTCCTGATCGGCTCGAAGACTGATCCGGCTCACAAGATCTATGGCGAACTTCCTGGCTACCTGGAAGACCGCCTTCGGATCCTTGATCTCCGTATCGAATGGACGCAACCCCTGCTTGAGCCAATCCACCGCGCAGGCCGATGCCCCCAGAACCTGCTTAGCTCTCCCGATCGCGACTTCCCGAGCCAGCTTGCGATTGAACGACAGACACCACTGGCACCTCGCAATTCCGTAGGCCATCTCATTCCCCCAGATCACGATCACTACGGTCGCTGCCCTGGATCCGCGCAGCTTGACATCATTGCCGATCTCGCCCTTCCGGGGAGGCATATCCCGCCTCGTGTGGAAAACAAACAAATGATCGGGCTCTATGGCGTGGAAACTTCGCATGGCTATCCTCTCTTTTTCAATACATCCTTGCGAGGCCTGCCAGGCTTCCGCGGATGTTTGGCTTTTTTGATCGTTTTGTAATACTGCCGCGCTTTTTTTAGGGCGCACGTGCGACAGACCCTCCTGACCTGTCCAGTCTTCGAGGCATACGTGAGAACATTGTCTCCCTCGTAGGCATGCCCTTTAGGACAGTGCGTCTTGTCCGCGTTGGGTGGCCCTGGTTTCCTTATCTTTCTCATTTTCCCCGGCGATCAGCTCCGATTCGATGATGACCTCTTTCCCGGAGCCCAGTTTGATTCCCATTGGTTTAGAGCCGAACATGCACGCGGTTGCCAGATTGGACTCGTCGATCAGGTTCGTCGGCTCGAGGACAATCTGAACGCGGCGGCTGTTGAAGCGAAAACTTACTTGCATACGCTTTCCCGTTTGTTTGCTTGTTTGTTTGTTTCAATCCACGCCCACGCCCACGCAGGCGACGACTGCTCTATGCTGTCACAGTAGAGTAACCTTGTCAACAGAAAGTTATTTAGTCTACCTTCTTGAGAGCCGTCGAAAGGAGGTGGACAATGCCAGACTCGTCTCGTATATCAATCCTCACTCTGGCGCCGGGGCCGTCAAACACGTAGGTGCTTCCGGTCACGCCTCCATGGACGGAGAGCTTCCCGGTAGTGAGATGGACATAGGTCACGTATCTGTTGTGTAGGGATACGGCGCGTCGCGCCTGGCCGCAGCAGGACATGTCAGTTCTCCTTGGGAGGCTCCGCGATCTTGAGGTCGGCGATCGGAGCCGTTTTCCGGTCGGCAGCTCCGCCTATCTCCGGCGGGAGTTCCAAACCGTCGTCGTCCATATAGAAGGTGTGCGGCGTCGATTTCCCCATGTATTTATTGAGCACCGGCATGTACCCGAGAATCCCCTCCTGGCCGTGCCAAAGAGAGACTCTACTGGCATGCGTGACCGCATCGCCGACTGTCACAACCTGGACCCCTATCCGGGCATCGAAGGTTGGAGGCTGGATCTCAACTTTATAAAACGCGCCAACCTGGGTGACGCGAACAAAGAGCCGCAAATCGGGGGCCCATTTGTATCCGATCCTGGTAGCCGCGTGGATTGTGCCGAAACTTGGAACTGTCTTTGCCATCACTTCTCCTTTATCTGACCAACAACCACAAACTTAAAGACTAAGATCATCCGGGAGTATCTTGCCTTTCTGTTCCTTGCAGATCAGTTCCTCGATATCGGCGAGCGCCTTTTTCACCATCAACGACACCTCGCGCAGCTTTTCAGTTTCCTGCCCGCGGCGCCACATCATGGTTGCGTTTCTGACCCGGGCGAGTGTACCCACGGAGATCTGGAAGGCGGCACGCATCCTCGAGATCTCCTCGATCATGCTTTCCTTACACAGATGCCCTGGTTGAAACTCCAGGCCGCAATCCGGGCATTGGGGGAACGGAGGTGTTGCATCTGACAGTGGAGGTACGGTGTCGCTCATCGAATCTTTCTCAGACCTCCCAAGATCCCACGTTGGTATACCGCGCCGGGCCCTTCGACGTGGAGAACTTTGTCTGGGATTTTCTCCCTAATTGCCTTGCCGACAGCAGCGGCAGCATCGGCCACAGCAAGATTTGCGATCGCCTGCTGATCCATTCCCTTCACGACCTCGGTATAGTTCTCATCGACCCAGCGTTTGACAACCTCACGCACGGCCTCTTCAACAAGCCTAATTGCCACGCTCTGCTCACGAAACAGGGAATCCTCGATGTGCACAACCATATCGGTTCCTCCAGTGGGACAGGCATACGTGGAAACTCTTACTGGACTGACTTCTGGAACATCCATTCCCCGGTTCCCCTGACAATGTTGGTGAATTCCTCGTCATTCATGCGGTTGGATTTGACTGCGAGCACCCCATAGGATCCTTCCGGATTGGGAACGCCCAACAGAATCCCAAGAAGTCGTATCTTGCCGGCTGCAGTCTCTCCCAGCTCTCTTTCGAAGTTGTGGAGAACCTCATTGACCGCATCGATCTCTTCAGCCGATACCGCCAGTTTCACTCCCACTATCCGGCTCCTTCTGCGGTGCATCCGTGGCGCGATGATATTTGTAGCCGCGCTTCAGCACGATGTTGACGTAGCGGCCCTTGGATCCAGCATGTACGAGATCATCCCACACTTCCTTGGGGACGTCCTCATAAACGTAGACGGTGCCGTCCGTGAACTTCACGAAGCACTCCCTGCTGGGCTCGTGGTAGCGAATCGCGATGACATTTGAACTCGCGTAAACCGGCATCCAGTCAGCCATGGTGCTCAGCCTCCGTGATCGGCGAGGAGGGCTGGATTGTGAACAGCGACCCGCAGATATAGCAACGGTATCTCACGATCCCATCCAGGTTCTGGACCACCTTGTCAAGCACCAAGTGCATGCATCCCCCGTGGGTTACGTGCTGATCTTGTTTTTCTTCCAAGAATCCGGGAAGCGCCGACCCTGGATCTCCTCCTGACTGTCCGGCCTGAACAGGATCTCCCTGCTCCTTTCTCGGAACATTTGCGTCAGGAGTCCCACGAACGTCATCCCCACCAGTGTTCCCAGAACTCCCATCAGCCACGCCGGCGCATGGTATCGATCCAGGTAAAGCCAAAGGACTGCCGCCGGCCACACCATCTTGAACGCATGCGTTGGGATCCTCTTTCTGGGTATTACCCATCTTTCCTCGCTTGGCATCTCTGGCCCTCCTCTCTACTTCTTCCAGGTGACCCTTGATCTCCTGGATTAGACTATATGACTGGAACCTGAAGAGCAGTTCCCCAAGAAGTTGCCAACCTCGTTTATCGTAACCCTCTGTTCCAACTGCGGTGGTCCATAGTCTGTGATAGAGCTCCCACGGCGGCCCGGATTCAGGTAGCATTTCTCACCCCTCGTCTGGCATCTGCGGTATTTCTCGATTGCCGTTCCGGTTTGGTGGCTTCGTCGAGAGCCTGATCCGATTTGTCTTTTATGTGCGCATAGGTCATCGGGTCATCTGCCTCGAGGCGGCGAATCTCCTCCGAGGTGAAGCTTCTGACGGAGAGGGTGAGCGTAAAGGAAAGAATTCCGCCACAGCTCGGACAGATGAAAACATCACCGGGAACGGCAAGTTTCCCAGACATGTTACGGCTTACATCCTGCAGGATGGCACATTTCGGGCATTGTTGGACCGCCATTTATCCTCCTTACTGGATCTGCCCGGTCGGCGCGTCAGCAGATTTCTGGTCAAACGGAAGGATCATCTGGTACGCGTCTCTCAAAGCCTGGAGGTTGTTGTTCCAGCATCCATGGCGTTGAATGATCGCGATGAACTCCTCAACGTCGTGATCCTTGATGTACCAGCCCTTGTCATCCATGGCACAGTAGCTGAGCTCGTGGTCCATGAGCGCGTTCTGCTGGTCGAGGTCCAGAATGTCCCAGTAGACCTCGTCGACGTCGATGATGAAGTCGTAGGGATACAGGGCCCGGTAGAGAGGCGGGACTGTCCTGGCGCTTGCCATCTTCGGATGCTTGCCGAGCCTCGCCGGCGTCTTCGGTCCGGTGGAATCCTCGGGCGCCTCTTTCATGAGGTACGCTATCTTGGCCGTGGAAAGATGCGGATGATTCAGGGCGACCAAATCCTCGCCAAGGTTTTTGAGACGATCTGACTTCTGATATTCGGCTGCCATGATTACTCGCTTTCTGCCCTCCTTTGGAGGACTTCAAGGACCGCGGCCTTGAGGGCTTCCCCGACCTTTTTGTCGTAGAAGACCTCGGATACGGCCCACTCTACCGATTTTCGCATCTGGGAATCAAGACATCTTATTGTTTCCTGCTCTACAGCCCTCTTGTAATTAAAGTGCTCGATTACCGCCGAAATGTGCTTGTCGATCTCCGCGTGGTGGGTAATTAAGTGCGCCATCATCGTCTGGCGCATGTGCTCGATCACGCGCATCTCGATTTGGATCGTAGGCATCTCTTCACTCATGATTTACCTCGCGGCTTTCTAAATTTGTCGGCGTCGGGACAGTTGCTGAAGTGGGCCGTGTAGTCATCGTTGAGAGGGATCTTCTTTCCGTTGGGAGTCTCCCACATCTCGATCGGCGCCCTGCAGGACCGGCATTGAGTGGAAAACAGAAATTTATAGCCCGCCGCGTCCAGTTCCTTTTCATCCTTCGGGAACGGCATTCCTATTTCTCCTGTTTGAAGGTCGTCGGATGACACCCGGGCAACTTGCAGTTGCTCATCGAATGGAGGTCCATGGCGACGTCCCGAACCTCTGAGCTGCCTGCCATGCTGATGAAAACGATCTTAGCGCATTTGAAGGTCACGGTCCACGGTCCCACGTAGTCCTTTTTCGACCTTCTCAGCTCCTTATTCCTGTAGGCGACCGATGCTATCTTCTCCCCGGCTCTCGCGTTGTTACGGTGACTTTTGGCCACTGGGTTCTCCTGCCTGCATATGTTTGAGACTCTCCGCGGCGTAGATTATGGCAACTCCGAGCCTTTGCGCCTCGTCCGGATCCATGGTCAGCAGGCTTATGTTCTCGCTGAACTTCATCATGACCTTCATATTTTCGCGGTCAATTGCCAAACCGAATGTGTCACACTCGACTTTTCTCATGTGAGTTCGTGCCCACTGGTACGGAGAGTATTTCTTCTTCAACAGATTTCGCAACCAATTTGTCATTTGCGGTTGGCCCCCATGATGTGTAGCCCACTCGAACTCCGAGTTGCTCTTCGGCGGTTTCGACCATGTTGACGGTGGATTTTAGGTGAGGCTGGAACTGATCGAGCATGGTCAGCTGAACGCCGGCAATGTCCTTGATCAGAGAACCCATATGCTCCGCTCGATACCCGTCGCAATATTGGGTCCCGTATTTGTTGATCGAATCCATGTGCGTCAGGGCAAGCCGATCCACGCCGCCAATCGCCTTGAGCGCATACCGCAGGGCGACGAAATCAATATCCCCCTTCCGCACGGGGCCCTGCCACGGGCCGTTCGCATTATACCTCTCGGGATACCCGTGGCTGCTCGTCTCGGTTATGAACGGGCCAGGACCATGGCGCACGAAATAGGCCCGGGTGACGCCGATCTTAACAACCTCGAGTTCAGCGTATCTGGCGATGCAGGCAAGGAGAATGCGCAGGTTTCCAAATGTGCAGTCCGTCCAGGTCACGTAGGGGAAAAACCCAAGATCCTGATCTATGAGAACTCCCTGCGACCCCTCGAACACAACGGTCTCATGCCAAGACCCTCGCAGAAAATCCATCACGTTTGCGAGTTGTATCCTTGGGGCCCATTTCTCACGATAGAAGAACAGCAATTCGTGGGGATCGACATCCTTCATCCGCCGAAGCATCTTGCGCCCATAATCGGTCTCATTCGAGAGCTCGCGCATCTCCTCAATCTTTTTCCCCTTTATCGCCGCGAGCAGTCTCGTCGATGTGCCGGCATCGGAGAAAATGTCGGAAACCTGAAACCACAGTCCGTTTTCCTGATCGGATCGAGATTCGCCTATCCCCAGCCCGCAGGACCCGTGCCTTGCGGTTCCAAGCGCTTCTTCCTTAATTCTGTTCGCCATCGCATGCCAGGGCGTGATCACAACACAGCCCGGATCGACCGTGATCCGCCCGAGTAGGCCGGGAAGTTCAGGATGGTTCTTGGCCCAGACTTCCGCCTCGTTGAGCATCGCATAGGGATCCACGAGCATTGTTTTGTAGAGAAGGGTCCGGCACTCGGGAACAAAGCTGCCGGACCCGAATTGCGAAAAGGTGTGGTGCTGGCCGTCAGGGGTCACCACGTTATGAGCCGCCTGCGGTCCACCATTATAGCGCACGACAAGCTTGGCGCCGTAATGGCGGACGAGGAAATCCACCATCGATCCCTTGCCCTCGTCCCCAAAGGCCAGACCAGCAACCAGAAACGCTCTCATCTTTTCCTCAGTGATCGCAGTTGAACGGCGGACCGTCTATTCCATCATCTGACACGATCTCGAAGATTTCCTCAAAGACTTGGCGTGTGCAGACCCGTTTGTCACCCTTTTCTCCTGTCATGACAAAGTCTCCACTGTGGATGGTCTTCCACCCATCGCTGGTGAAGACCCCAAATGCTACGTCGGCGTCAAAGGCGTTCGGATCCGTATCCTTGGTATATCTCCCCAGGCAGATGTGCTCGTTCTGCCTGGACACCAAAACGGCCTCAACGCCATCCGGTCGCGGAACCTTCCCGAGAACGAATTCCTCGGCATCGATGATGACGGGCCTTTTCCTGACTTTCATAGGCGATCGACTCCTCCCGGAGCGCCCGCGACCGCCGGCAGACCGTCCGCGGAATACCTGCTGATGTCTCCGGCCGCCTTGGCCAGGTGCACCAGTGCACCCGAGACGTTCTTGTCAGCCACGCCGTCCGCGACGAGTTCGTCGAGACCGACGTATTCCTCGCAGATCGCCACGGCCGAAACGATACACTGGCAGATCTTCTCCGGATCCGCGAGTTTGATCACGTTTTGCTGTCCGAGATGACCGACCCACCACTTTTCCAGTTCCGGATCGTTGTAGTAGCTGGTCATGTTCGGAATGATCATGAACACATGGTAGCGCTCCTGGGCTTCCTTCAGGATCTCCTCGAGGGTCATGTCTTCCTGAAGGGTGTCGCCGATGATGTCCGCCACCACGGCCTTGCGAAGCCTCCGATAGGCGTGTTCGTCGCCGATCATGAAGATGTATCCCTTGCGGCCGCGCTTTTCGAAGTGATCGTGAGCCGTGTGCCGGGCCATGAAATAGAGGCCGAGCTCATAGTCCTCGTCGTAGGTTCCTCCGCCCATGGCGGTGATCCAGAGGTTGGTGAGATTGTCATCGATCTCGATTCCGGACTCGAACTGCCCGACCTGCAACGTTCCATTATGGCCAAAGTGAGCCATGGCGTCGTAGTCGTCGACGGCGCCGATGAGAATCGCCGGATATCCCTCGCCGAGATATTTCTTGCCGGACGCCTTGTCATCCAGGAAGCAGCCCATCAGGTGGGAGAGTTCCTTCTGGATGATCTTCGGAACGCCGCCCATCGATCCGGTCGTGTCACAAAGGATCGCAACCGGAACGCTGACCGGATGCTTGTCTGAGTCCCGAGCCTCGCGGATCTTCACGCCCTTCGGATCCAGACTTGCGTGGACTTTCGCGGCGATCGTCCCGTCCTTGATGTCGCGGCTGTGGGCAAATGTCGCGTCATCGATGGACATGTGGTGAATCGCGGCATGGCTCGACCGCATGCTGCTTCGGCTGTCGTAATCGTGTTTTGAATAGCTACTTCCACCCATGGGTGATTTCCTTTCGTTATTTAAGTGTGAACGGCACGAACTTGGGCTTCCCATACTCTTCTTTCGCCAGGGTCGCCCACTTATCCTGGACAAACCAGGCGTCGCCCGGCCTGGAGGCCGGCGAACCTGCTGTGCACCAGGTAATAAGATCCCGAAATCGAGTTGGCATGTTGTTGGCGACTTTTTTCAATGTCGTCATCAGCATGAAGATGTCCGTCGCGGCCGAAGCCGGCCTCTTCTTGATGATCTCCGGCGCGTACCAATCCTGATATTCCTTGGCCATCGCCGGCACTTTCTCATTGTTCTCGACCTGGCACGAGTAGCAGTAGTCGACCAACTGAAACCCGTGGTCTGCAGGCCGATACATCAGGTGCGGTGGCAGCACCGCACCGTGGATCACGCCCTGCCGGTGGAGATATCCAAGAGCGCTCAAGGCGCGATTCCCCATCCACACGATGTGGCGGAAGTCGCCTATTCCGTCCTGACACGCAACGATCTCCTTGAGGCTGATGCAATCCACGGCCTCGCTGATCACATTGACGCGGCGGCCGGATGCTTTTGTTGAGGCGTGGAGTTCTGGAATATATTTGAAAAAGTCGATGTCATTGACACTCGGCTTTGGTGGACGCAGAACCTTGAGCGCCGCGGCCTCTCGATCCATGAGGTCGTTATCCTTCGGACTCCTGGAAATCTTCAGCACGAATCTTCCGCCGGCGGCGTGCTGGGCCTCATAGAGATCTGCGATATCCCCTTTGGAGAGCGGCCCCATCACGACATAGCCAGCAATTACAACCGGGTGCACAATGGGAGGCTTCGTTTCTTCGCTGTAGAGCTGGTTCAGTCTCGCGAACACGACCTCAGCCCTCTCCTTGAGCGGCTCCGGCGCGACATCCGGATGCACAATCTTGGAATACCTCTTGAACATGCGATCGCGATCGTCCCCGGGTTCCAGGAGATTTCCGAACTTTGTGGCGGCCTCGATCTTTTTGGCATAAGTCATAAAGGGTTCGAATATTGTTCTCGTCACGGTTTCTCCTGTCTTGGTGGAGGATTTCCTGTCCCATTCCCATAAAGGGCTTTGTTTTTTGTATACTCGATGACGATCGGATTGACCTGTTTGAACAACTTGTTCATCCAGTCAATGATCTCCTCAACTTTGCTTTCGATCCGGTGTATCCTCTCGTCGAACCCCGCCAGTTGGTCAACGAGCGTCTCCACCTTCCGTTCCAGGGTGATCCGATCAGCTGGGTTTTCGCTCATTACCGTCTTGTACCCCAAATCTTTTTCTTATCGCGCCTGAACCATTCGATATTTTATCCAGGAGCACTGCTGCCTGATCCGGCCTTACGATCTTGTTGAAAAACACCGCCAAACCGTCGGGGCACTCCTGTGCCGCAACGACTTGCATGAAAACAAAGAACCCGGCCTTGGACATGATACCGGCGAAATCCTCGCACATCTCCCTGGCAAGATCGATCTTCTCCATCAGCTTCGAGGGAATTTTAGAGGGGTCTTCCTCTGTGCCAGTGGGCCCAAATCCGATCTTCACATAGCCGTCCATTTGCGCACCTTGTCCCTTCGCTCGTCAAGAGCCCTCTGCAGCGGATCCGAATCATAATGTCTGGTCTCGTAGAAGAATGTTTTTTCGACCGGGCAGTAGCACCAGGTGATCATTATCCCCGTGATCGGAACGACCCAGAACTGTGGAACCATGGTACAGAATGTCATCTGGGCGCTTTCCGACGGGTCAAACGACCGCACAAGGACATTGGCACGCTGCTTTCTGAAAATCGTGAGGTGGAGATGCCGGAAATGGTCTCTCTCGAATAACTGCCACACCACTTTTTCAGCCGCGAAAAATTCCTCTGTCATGCCTCTACCAGGTCCAGTTCATGAAGATAATATTCGTCAAGGCTCATTTTACCGTCCCACAACACCAGGCAGGCACCATCGCAGCCGTTCAGGTCCAAAGCCAGTCTCACGATCGTGCCAAGGCGCTCTCGATTTTTCTTCCAATGCGCCTGGAACTGATGAATCTCCTTGAGGCGCACGCGGGCGCCCAGCCTGTAGGTCATTGAACCTTCCTGTGCATTACCAGCGTGTGCTCGCAGCAGGAACGAAATCGAATCATGTCGTCGATTTCGATGAGGAAGCCGTCTTCCAAGCTGAACGATGCACCCGTGACCAGCTTTCCAACCAGCCCGCGCATCAGGTCGTCGACTTGTTTTTCGGTCTTCGCCGGCGGCTCTTGCTCGGCGGTCTCAGTAACTTCCTGCCCGTTGATTGCCATGGGTTGGTTCCTCTCGTGTAGAGTAATATCATAGAGACATGCCCGGTGTATAGCAAATTATTCTTTCGACGAGATATTTCTCTACTCCTTTTCCTTTGGTGGGCCGTCCCCTAGCATCCGATCTTCTCGCTCGACATCTCCCGTCGCATCCCGATAGTCCCCGCGGCCCAGGTCAATGATGCCTGGGGGGCCGGGCGCCCCGCCCGCGGCCTTTCTCACGGCCTCATGCTGTGCATCCTCCAAGCGTTCCCAGATAATAATGGATGGGTCCCTGAAGGGGCTGAAGCCAAAACTGCCTTCAGCTCCCATGTTCATGCCCGTGACGCGGTCAAGATCTTTGTAGGCCGTTTCGAACGTCCTCTGGATAAGGTCGTCGACCTTCTTATTGGCCCGCTCGGCGATGTCGTCTATTTTCACATTTATCTGGTCGATGGTCATGTTTCGTCCCATGTCAAAGATCTTCTTCATTGGTTCACCGTCGCCGCAAACAAAGGTCCGTTGATCCTCTCGCGACTCAGATCGTGGTAGGCTAAATCGCTGCCACACCCGCGGCGCCCGAGGTTCTGCGCCGCCATCACGGTAGTGCCGGAGCCCACGAAGGGATCGAATACCAGGTCACCAGGACGGCTCGCGAGGAGAATGCAGCGCTCCGCGAGTCGACGAGGGAACACGGCAAAGTGATTCCGCCATACTGCTCCGTGGCGATCGTCCACACGGATCGCACGTTTCTGCCGCCTGGCGCTGTCCATTTCCCGGGCATGCGCATTCCCTGTCCGTCCTGCGCAAGACTGCCGTGAGCTCCGACGAGTGGCGGCTTCTTGGGCACGTTGCCAGCGCTGAATCTGTCGAGTCGGCCATCGTGATAATCCTTTCTCCGCGGCGCTGCGGTTTTGCCGCTCATTTCCGCCATCTGCCGGCCGCCAAGAGGCCCGTCGCTCAGGGGTTCTCTGACGGCGTCCCGGTTCCAATAATAGTGGCGGGACTTTGACAGCATGAAGATGTAGTCGTGCGATCTGCAGACTCTGTCCTTGGCGCTCTCCGGGATCGGGTTCGGCTTCTCCCAGATTATATCGCTACGCAACCACCATCCGTCTTCCTGAAGCGCCAATGCTGCGCGCCAGGGGATGCCTATTAGGTCTTTCGGCTTCAGCCCGGGCAACGGCATCCGATTCGGCGAGGTCATGGGGCCCCGCGGACAGCGCTTCTTGCGATCCTGATCGTAAGGGCCCGCTCCGCGCCACTTCTCCCCGCGAGGGCCGCCACCCGGCCTGCCGCCCACCTTGCCGGCGCCGGTGGCGTAGGTGTCGCCGAGGCACATGAAAAGCACTCCGTCCGGCCGGAGAACGCGTCGGACTTCGCGGAAGACTTTCACGAGCTCGGCCACATACTCCTGCGGCGTCCGCTCGAGACCGATCTGATCTTTGTGCGGATAAACTCTCAAGGCCCAGTAGGGAGGTGACGTAACAACCAGCTGAACGCATTCTGATCTGAGCGGGATATCCCTTGCATCCGATTGGATTAACATTTATATTCCTGTGTGTGTGCACGGTGACAACGCAAAGGATACTCCGATGAAACAATGGCATCTTGGATATCTTGCCGCAATGATTGATGCAGAGAGCCATGTTGGCATTCAGCGCGATACAGGCCCCCGGAGAAGGACTCCAGCCTATGTAATCCGCTACGAATTGACGATGGTGGACAAAAAGACGATCGATTTTGTAAATTCTCTACTTCCGAGAGCCAAACGGCTCTATACGCGATCGCATGGCCGCCGCTCGGCTTATTATCGTTTGAGGTTATGCCAGCAAGAGGCACTGAATCTTCTAAGGCTTGCCCTTCCTTATGTACAGGGAAAGCAGCGCCAGGTAGAAATCTGCCTAGAGTTGGATGCGCTCCGTCGATCATACAGCCCCTCTCGGAAGCATCACGGAGCGCCCCATTTCCTCCCGTTGCCCGTGGAGTTTGGAATAAAGGCAGATGTTTTATTCGCAGAATTTCGATCCCTCCAGCTGAACAAAAAACCAAGGAAGAAATAAGCCATCGGGCATCACACTGGATCAGCACTCACCTGGTCTCCATCCATTCGCGGAGGCGTTTCATCATTTTCTCGAATTCTTTGGTCCAGGACTTGGGCTGCGTCTCGGTGAGTCTGTCTCTCCAATGCTTTTTCCCGTATATCGGCTTCATTCAAGCCTCCTGAAAGTGATTGCCCAAACCCATGGATTATCTGACCATGAAGCGCGAGCACCGTTGATCTGGTCCCATAGAATTGAGAAAGCCTTGCGATAGGCTCCGTTCCAAACATCGCCGTCGATATCGACATCCTGACCCGCTACGTTTCCGTGCTGTACGCCTTCTGCGATCGCATCCTCCTCGCTGATCTCCTGCACCCGCTGCAGTCTGATGGCCGTGACCTCCAGGGTGATACGCGAGGCGCAACGCGGCATGTGGATGGAAGGCTTCCATGTAATCCCAGCGAGGTTCGCGTCGGCCCGGTAGTAGAAACCACCCATGCGGCGGGCGAAGCACTCACGAATCCAGAGGCGATCTCCGACGCAATATTTTAGCTTTATTTTCCTGCCGTGGCCATCTTCCAGACCAGATGGGGCGAACACGCTTATGCGCACTCCGGCGCCCGGTTGCGGCTTCACGATCCGCCGTGTCTGCGTCTTCCGTCCCTCTTGGATCGCGCGGACCATCGGACCGATGAAAATAATCGGATGATATTTCATCAGTCAGATACCCCCTTGGGAGCAGGACGCCCTGCCCAGAATCGATAGATCAGATCAATATCCTGCCTGCTGCGTCTCGCCTCGCGCCACCAACCGCAACTCTGATAGCATTCGAACCCACAGAATCTGCACACCCAGATCTTGGCGACCTCCGGCGAGACGGCGACTTTCTTCCAAACCCTCTTCATTATTTTACCTGGTGTTTGGACGATTCGATGAGGGCGCTGATATCGAGGATCGCCAGGATCTTTTCCCTCACGAGTTTGGCTTCTAACTCCTGGATCTGCCTATCTAACTGATCGTAGATCAAGGGATGATACATTCTTCCCCCGTTGCCGTCCACTAGACGCGCACACCTGTAGTAAGAAAAAAGAATGAGCGTTTCATTCATCTTCTCTTCGTTAACCTCGATGAAGTTCGCCCCGGTTCTGGCTCGCAATTCCCCGACCGGAGATTTCATCCGGCGAGGGTGCCACCAGTCCATCCCGATGAACAGCATGACGATCGCACAAATGACGATGCCGCCAAATATTATGGATCCTGTCATCCTCTTTTCCTCTCTCAGTGTCCGGGGCCCGGCCTGTCGAGGCCGTGCCGGCGTCTGCCTGGCGGGCCGCATGCGTTGACCATGGGGGTTGCCCCACACGACCCCAGCCGCCAACCCCAAACCTGGGGCCCCGGATAATCTATGACGTTTTATCCTCATGCCCCTCGAGCTTGGCGATTCGAAGGTCCCTATCCCCAATCTCTATGCCCTGGGCCAATAATTGCTGCCGTGCCACGGTGAGTTGATCCTCTTTCTCAACCACGCGCTGTGACGCGACAAGCAGGTCCTTCTCTAACTGCTGCTCGCGGCTCCGAGCCACTTCAAGCCAAACAGCGAGGTGATGCTTCTCCTCCTGGAGAACCTTTTTCTCTTCCTCGGCCTTCGCCCAGCCGTCTGTCATCCGCTGGAGCTTATTCATCAGCTTCTCAATATCGGCCGTCACGGCAGATACCTTGGCTGTCTCGAATTCCAGGCTCACCAGGGCCTGACGGCGCCTTTCGGTTTCATGTTCGGCTAATTCCTTCCACTGCAGACCAGTCTTGTGGTTATAGTGAGCCACAGATTGCATCTTATTGAGCTGAGCGACTATGTCTTCGTATTCCTGGACCAGCAGGTTGGCAAGCCTGGCCATTATGGGTTGCGAGTGGCTGATGCCTGGGACTGGACCCGGTTCGTTGTTTGGAGGTTCATTTTCCATGTTTTATCCCTGTTTTTCTTCCATCGGCACCCCAACCTCATCGGATGTCAAGAGTGCCTTTGATGGATTGGCCTTGTCTTTCACATCAGCCGTGATGAGTTGGCCGCCGGCCCAATCGACCCAGCGTCCAGCTTCAACAATGTCCTCCGTGATTCCGTGGACCGTAACCGCGCCTGACACCGGACGGCCCTTCTTGTTCTTGACTTTCTTTACTAAAATATGGATCATTTTTCACTCCCTTCTTTGTTGCTGCGTGATCTGATAAACAGGCGGTCAAGCCATGTAGCTCCAGAACCCTTCTTCCTCGCCTCAATCTCCGCCTGGATCCTAACAAGCTCGTCGGGATCGCCCTCGACCCGGTAGATCCGGAGAGCCAGATCGACGTTCTCGGCGGGCACCATGATCGCGGTGATCCCTCGGTGCTCCAGTAGTCCCCTGAGCACCTCCGTCGAGCTGCGGGCAAATTGTCCTTTGTTTACGACGATGATGTAATCTCCTGGCTCGAGCTTCGCGACTGCCATCTCGTTTATCGGCTGCCGCCGCAGGAGGTTCTTCAGAGGTTCCACAAGTTTTAGATGCATGTCCTATTCCTCAAAGGTCCATCTGGATCCCGCCAGATGATTTCCCTGGCGATATCGAACGAACCGATAGAGCGACACCATCATGCGACCAACGAGGTAGGCGATCTGCCCAAGGAGGATGATCCCAACGAGCGCCCCGCAAAGATCGATTATGGGGTCCATGGCCGACATCACTTCCTCTCCGAGAGAGATTTGCTGACCTTCCGTAGTATGTCTGACTTCTCTTTGGGGAATCCGGGGATCATCGTGTCATAGACGACCGCGAAATCCTGGCCAAACAGGCTCTTATGGGAGTGAGTCTCCAGGAACTTGCCGAGCTCTGTTTCGGTTTTCCCGGGATCCCGGTTGAAATACCAGCCTTGGTGCGGGTAATATTTAGCCAGATATAGATGGCAGTCTTCCCACGGGACGTCGGGAGTCTGCAGGCACTGCGTGCATACGAGGTACATCCGGTTGTTGGCCATTACTTCTTGTCCTCGCGGAACATCGGGCTCACGAACATCGTCTCGGTCCTCTTGCAGTAGGCATATCTCCGGATCCCGTGTTTCATGATCATGTATTTCCACTCGTGATCACAGGTTTCTGGCCCACCAGGCAGCATGAAGAAGTGCCGATAGCTCGTTCCCAGGGCTCCTCGAACGATTACTGTTTTCATTTCTCAATCCTTGTTGAGTCGTTCGCCCTCGAGGAGGCCGGCGGCAAACACTTCGACCCAAGCACCGACCCATATGGCCACCATGAGAAGAGGGGTTTTCGGCCGATCTTCCGTGTGTCCCCAAAGGAGCAGGTTTCCGCTGGCATCGATCTGTATAAAATCGGCCATGTAATACTCGAGCTTCTTCCTGTCCGGGCCCGAACTTACAACTCCAAAGCGGCTGCTCCCATATTTTGCCGCTCCTGCTGTCATTTTTTTCCTCCCAGCTTTGGAAGCTCAAAGAATTCCCGCATCGGATGGAGTTCCACCTGATATACAGCCACCCTGGGGCCGAATCCGTAATCATCCGGGTGTTTTATCCTGTCGAACTCCTCCCGGGTGATCCAGCCGGTAATGCGGATGTGTGCGTAGTCCGGATTTGGCATGACAGGGACCCCTTGAATTGCATACGGGGTGCGGAACTGCTCCATCGTCTCAAACCAGAGAGTTCCCTTGGGATTCGATCTTCCCTTGGCTTGGATCGGGCCCCAAGGACTCAGTATGTCGCACCCGAAATCTCCATGGGTGTGGAAGGTTCTGTCGATTGTGCCGTGGGTAAGCCAGGCAACAGCCTTCTCCGTGTTCACTCCAAAGAAGTTCTGAAGCAGTGAGTTTCCGTCAAATGCCTTGGTCTTAAACTGCTCCTTCATTTCACATCGGCCGGACTCCTTCAGTTTCTGTTTGGCATCGTTTCGGCCGTGCGCTAAATCCCACGAGTCCTTGAGATCGGCCTCATCCTTTGGTTCCCAAATAAACTGCTCACCGGGTTTTCCTGATAACGCTACAGGTGACGGTTTGAATTGTTCGACGCAACGCGCACAGAACTCATCGTCTGCCACCCGGGTTGTCTCTCCTATGGTTCCACACAAAGTGCATTTGCTCATTCCTGGCCTCCAACCATACGATTCATCTTTTCCACGAAGCTGCCTCCGAACCTATCCCGGATCTTCTTCAGCTCCCCGAGCAGGTAAAGCGTCTTATCCGCGGTCGTCTGCGGTGTCTTCCCCATGAGCGCATCTCGATCGCGCTTGCTTGGAGTAAAGGCACCCTCGGGAGCCGAGTCAGTCGGCTTCTCATCGGTGGCCTGTCCCGGATCATCCGTGGCCCTTTTTACTGATGGCGGCCGGAGAAAGACGTCCCGGAAGTTCTCGTTGATGAATTCGTCGATCGTAGAGATCTGGAGCGCCAGAACATTCGCGGCATCCTCGGCCTCGCCCACCCTCTGGGCCTGCTCCTGGAGCCGTTCCATGTTTTGCTCGAGGACCTTCTGGACCTCCTGCATCCTCTCGGAGACCTCATCCGCCTCCGTGCGCCACCGGGAGAAGAAACGCCTGGCGCCCTCCACCTCCGCCAGCAGTTTCCTGAACCTGGCCTCCGGCTTCTTCTCGAGCTCACCGCCTATTTCATCCGCGATTCCCATCTTTCATCCGCCTTATCTGTTCCTCGTGGAACTTACCGATGCAATACCCGATCGTGACCGCGACCGCGACCACCATTCCCTGGCGCGGCGCCCAGCCGGCGAACCCCACAAGGGCTACCGGAAAGCACGCCATGATAATCTCCGCACAGATCAGGTCCTTCTTGTTGTGAATCTGGATTTTCATCGATCCTCCAGGTGCCCGTCGGCTTGCCCTATGGACGGCAGCGCCAGGCGCCCCCCTGCCGTCATCCGATCGTATAGCGTCTCTTTCGGCCCGGTCTGCAGGTACGGAAGGAAAACCTCCTGCGCGGCGACCATGCCGGTGTCGATCATCGCCAGTTGCGCAAGGATCCAGCGATACAACTGCCGCCACGCTACCCGCTCAGCCTGCTCCAGATCCGCCTGGGCCCTCTTGACGCGCCATTTCGCCGGCCGCTTCTTCTGCAGATATGTGAACACCGGAGGTATCCGCGCCGGCAGAGTGAAGGGAACCTGCTTTTCCCCCACCATTAGCCTGAACGCGAGTCCGCAGATCTTCCGGTCCCTATCGTATTCCGTCAGAACGGCCGTGGCACCGGCCTCCGCCAGGATCGTCGCGATCTCCTGAGCCGTGCTCTTTGCCGAAATCTTCGTCGTTTCCATGAACAGCGCCATGACCCTACCTCCTCATAAACCGGCCAAGCACCCACCCAAACCCGACCGCCAGGCCCATCAATACGAGACACGAAATCAACCTACTTATCGCGGGTGTCAATATAGATCCTCGCTGAGCAACGTGCCTGGTTCGTATCCTTCCGGATCCGCGCTCGTCAGGCCGGCCGCATCCTGCAGGCGCCGGCCTGCCGCACGATCCACAAATCTGTTGCGCGAGGTGATAAATCCCTGCACGCTGTCGGTTCGATCTATCTTCCGATCCAGCATCCTTTGGAAACAGTCTTCGTGGCGATGCCCCCTGGTAATGCAGCCCCCAGGCAACCGGACGGCGGCGCAGATGCAGACCTCCCGGGTATCGCGCTTCAGCTGCTCAAGCTCTTCCTGGAGTGTCTCTTTGTCTCTGGTTCGGGTGTCGACAGCTGCAGTCAGGACGCCTATCGTGGCATCCTTGTCCTGGATCACCTGGAGCGTTTTCTTTCCAATCATCCTGGCAAATTCCGGGTCGGAATAATCGTCGAGGCGGGGGAATTCCAGCGCCTCCAATATCGCCCTGTAGCAGGCTGACTTCTTCTCGAGCTGTTCGAGATCACCGCGGAGATGGTCGTTCTCCTCCTGGACCTTTGCCGATGTCGCAATGATGTCTCTATCGGCTGAATATTCGTCTTCAAGTTCCTGAATCAGGTTCACCAGGGACTTCCGAGCCTCGGCAAGCTCAAGCGTCAGCCGGTTCTTGTCGGCCGCCATAGAGTCCATGATCTCCAGGTTCTTACGGGCCTCCTCGAACTCCCGCTTCAGGGCGCTCATGGATTGCTTCCCGCATACCTCTCCGGCTAGGTTCCCCTTGGAACGGTCCAGGATCTCGTCGACAGCTATCGCAATCGTTCGCAGCGCGGCTTGGTACAGATAAGGCGGGTGTGTAGTCTCCCAGGGATGCAGGGCGTGCTTTTTTATCGCCTGTAACGCGCTTTTCAGCCTCTCGGTCTCTTGTCTCAGCGCACTCATGGGGTGCTTCTCGCACACCTCGATGTGCGCTTTCAGCGCATCGGCCATCGTAACCGGCGTCGTTTCCTTCGGCCCATACTGGTATCCGCAATACACGCAGTTGACGTACATCCCCGACTGCAGATCCCCGATCCACTTTTGCAGTCTCTCGACCTCAGCTCGCGAATTCCACACCGCCACAATATCCTTGCTGATCCGGGGATTCTCGCCGTAACCATCCTTCACGGCCTTTACGTGGACGCCGCATCGATCACAACCGACGGTAACTATCAGCGATCCGTTCACACTCTCGGTGTAATAGGCCGGGCCGCCGCAAAATGGGCACTTCTTCAGCTCCTCGCTCATGGTTTCTGTCTCCACCCGACCAATCGTGATCGTTCTCCAGTCCCCGCCGCTCATCGTTTCCCCTTCATAAGTTTGAGCGCCTTATTTATGCATTTCATGCAGTAGCCTGATTCTGCCGCCCATCCTTTGCCGCATCTTTTGCACTTGGCATCCTGGTCGATGGATACCTTGAAGACGGTCCCTTCCCTCGTGCCACCCATGGCAGCGGTGATACCCTTCAGAATCTCTTCGGAGAGGTTGCTCATAAGCCGTGGCTCCCTCTTCTCACGAAAACCTCGCCCAGCCGTAGCTCCCTCTTCTCACGAAAACCTCGCCAATCTGCATCCAGGCCCAGTTCGGTATCTGCGCTCCAGTATCCAGGTCATACGCCCGGTCGCATCTCCAGCAATACCTCTGCGGCGGCTCCCCTGTGATCGGCGGTCGCTTGTACACCAGCGGCTTTATCTTGCAGCACCGGCCCCTCCCGTCAAGCTCGCTCACGATGGCAGTCCCCCCTCTTCACGCGCCAGGCGCTCCGCCTCCGCATCATCCACCAACTTCAGAATGATCACCTCGTTCCGGACTCGCATCGTGATGTTGCAACCGCCGGGCTCATCGGCCAGGCGCCGAATGTCGTCTTCGTCGATGTGAACCTCGCGCACCCCGAGCTTTATCATCACCAACGCGCACACCTTGTGCCACTGCTCGTGAAACTCCCGCGTAACCGGATGGTTCGGATTCAGCTCCTTCATGGTCTCCATCCCTTTCGCGCCCTCCCTGCAGCCTCGCGGCGCCTCAGCGCTTCCGCAACCGTCAGCCAACCCCAGCCCGCCTTCGTCCTCGACTCCTCCCAACACCCCGAACACACAATCGCATTCCTCGTCCACCGGCCACACGTCCCGCACCGCCGCCATCCCAGTAATCCCGCCAGCACCTTAACC